CACCCCGACCCAGCGAGCAATACGCGCTCGTACCTGCTGCGCCAGCGGCAACAGCTCGGCCTCCCCCATCAACGACAGATCCAGAAACGCCTCATCAATGGAATACACCTCCACCTGAGGCACTAGGGTTTCCAGGGTCGCCATCACCCGCTGGGAAATATCCCCGTAAAGGGCATAGTTGGATGAAAAAACCACGATTTTGTGGCGGGCAATCAAATCGCGAGCCTGGTGTACCGGCATGCCGGTTTTCACCCCCAGCGCCTTGGCTTCCGCAGACCCGGCTACAATGCAGCCGTCATTATTGGAAAGCACCACCACAGGCTGCCCCTGCAGATCCGGGCGGAACAGGCGTTCACAGGCGGCATAGAAGCTGTTGCAGTCAACCAGGGCAAACATGGCCGTTACCCGCCGCCCCGCAAGGCGTGCAGGCAAAACGTCACCACCCCGAACAGGTCCACACCCTCGCCGCCAATGGGTATCGGCGCATAGGCAGGATTGCGGGGCTTGAGCATCGGTGTGGGCTGCAATTGCAATTCTTTCACCGTGAATTCGCCATCCAGCGAAGCTACCACCACATCCCCCGCAACGGCTTCCAGTGAGCGGTCCACAATCAGGATGTCCCCGGAAAAAATACCGGCATCCACCATGGAGTCCCCCTCCACACGCAACAGGAAGGTGGACGCGGGCCGGCGGATGCATAGCCGGCTCAGATCCAGGTGCTCATCCAGATACCCCTGGGCCGGAGACGGGAACCCCGCAGAAATACGCTCACTGAAAAAAGGCAGGGCAGACATAACAACACACCGGAAATCCACAGTCTGGCAAGCATGGCAAAACACTGCCTTTATGTACAGTTATTCTGTCGTGCAATGCCCATCCAGTAGTGCTCCCTTCACACGAGATCAATCACAAGAACGCGACAAAACGACAAGCAACGCCTATCCATCCTCTGCAACGGCTGACGTAACTTACGGTGATACACCTTGTGTGCGGCGCCTATCGCCTGCGAGCCCGCACGGAGTAAACAGGAGGCCACCATGAGCACCGATAGCCATCACCGCTGGATGTCTGATTTTCTGGAAGAAATGGGCCTTCCCGCCCGTGCCGAATTTCAGGGCTATGTTCTGTTCAACCTGGAGCAGAATACCTTTATCGCCACCAGCAAACGCAACCCGCAGACTCCACATCAGCAACAGGTCAAACCCTGTGCCTGGGCCCACTGCTACCCCGACATCATGCACGCCAGCGATGCCGCCAGCGGACTGGGGAGCGAATACGAAATCCGCGCGCTTTTCCGACTCGACGGTCGGCACCTGTCCTGTTCGGTGTGATTGGGAGGTCAGGGATTTGAGATGGAACGCAAGGCGCCCGGAGCTCGACGCTGGATGCTGGATGCCTAAAACCCAAAGTCAAAACCCCACGGCCATTTTGCTGGGAAGGCCTTGCGGGCATGAAAATTGGGGGCACAGGGAACGCGTCAACAAGGGCAGCAGTGATGTGACTTTCGATTTATTGCGTCTGGCATCCGGCATCAAGCGTTTTGCATCTAGCCCAGACATAAAAAAACCGCCAAAAGGCGGTTTTTTTATGTCTGGAGCGGGTGAAGAGAATCGAACTCTCGTATGCAGCTTGGGAAGCTGCCGTTCTACCATTGAACTACACCCGCAAAGGCGAAACGGCAATATAATCAAAAAGTTAAGCGATTTCCAGCATCTCACACTTTTTTATTTTTTCTTTTATAACTTGTTGATTTTGCTACCGTCCTAAACCGTTTGTGAGATGGGTTTTTCCACTCTCTACACTCTCAAAAAAAGTGCGTCTCCCTATTGCTATATAGGGCATTATGCCCTATATTAACAATCGAAGGCCGGGCAAATCGCCAAGGTCAAAAACCGGAGTCATCCGATGAGCTTTACCCTTTCTCAAGCCGAGCAGGCAATCATCGATCAAGCGGTTTCCATTCTGGAATCCAAAATCAACACCGCTGAGAACCTCAGCAGCCCTACGCAAGCAGCTCAGTACCTGCGCCTCAAACTCGCCATGCTCGAGCATGAGGTATTCGCCGTCCTGTGGCTGAACAACAAGCATTCCGTCATTGAACTGGAAGTGCTGTTTCGCGGCACCATCGATTCAGCAGCGGTTTACCCTCGCGAAGTCGCGAAAGCTGCACTGGCTCAGAACGCCGCTGCCGCCATCCTCTGCCATAACCATCCTTCTGGCTGTGCTGAGCCGAGTCAGGCTGATCACGCCATCACCCGCCGTCTGGTTGAGGCCCTTGGCCTGATCGATGTCCGAGTGCTTGACCATATGGTTGTTGGAACTGAGGGGTATGTATCCTTCGCTGAACGCGGGCTGCTTTAAGCAGCCCCCCCTACCGGGAGAATTGAAATGGAAGAAAGAGCCACTTACGGAGCCAACCCGATCCGACCCGCTACCCTGCGGCCCTTCGCTGAAGGCTGGGAGCAGCCTACTGCTGATGAGGTCCGGGCCATATTGACGAAAGCGGGCCTTAGCGGCAGCCAGGCAGCCAGCCTCCTGGGCATTGAATCAGGGCGAACGGTTCGTCGCTGGACAGGCGGGCAAAGCCCTATTCCCTATACCGCCTGGGCAATTCTGTGCCAGGCGGCAGGCCTGGGAATTATCTGGGCGCCGACAGGCACAGAGATAGAGAGGAAGGTTTCCGGAAGATGACGCCTGGTTAATACATGGCTCTCGACAACTGGAGAAATGGCTGACAGGCGCCAGGGTAGACGTGTGAGATATTGACCCTGCCCGCCGCCGGCAAGAGATCTCCGTTTCAGCCAGCGACAGATTGTCAGCGACTATGCGACGGGCTCACGCCCAGACGCGAACCGGAGTGGACGGCGCCGAGATTTCAAGCGACTGCAACGCCTCCGGTAGAGAATCGCCCCGGTAGTTGGCGTGATAGCCAGGCACCGCTTCCATTTCTGGGTAATCGAAGCCCTCCGCGTCCGTCAGCGTGTTGCCTGTCGGCTGGCGGATGGTGCCGATAACATCCAGCGAATCACCGGCAGGAAGCGCAATGCCGAATTCGGTCACAAATCCCGCCGCATCAAGTGCCGCGTCAAAGGCGGCTTTGTTGTCGGCTTTTAGGTAGAAGTCGTTCATCAGGAAAGCTCCTCGGCCATTTCCTCTTCGGAAATCGAATAGGGATAATAGCGGACGTTTTGGAGCCAACCCGCGTAGCGGTTGGCCGTGAGTTGTAATTTTTCTTGATTCACAACGTTGCTATAAGTGCTTCCATCGTAGTCGCGAATTTCGTCGTTAACTCCGATGATCAGCGTATCCCCGGAAATAGAAATGCCGGTTTTACAAAAATCAAGCGGTCCCTTCCCGAAAAAAATTACCTGAGCAGCCTCGTCCCCGGTATAGACCAGACCATTCATGGTGCTGTAGAACCCGAAATACCCTGAAACGACTCCCGCATTTTCCCGAAGAGCGTGCATTACCGTAGACGAATTGACGTCATGAGGCGTCCTGATCCAATCAGCCAAAAGCGTCATTTCGGGTTGAGTGTTGAACCACGGGGATAGCGATTCGACGTCCGCAAAGTCGCCCGAACGAGTGGCAGCCGTCCCGCTGGTTGGGATGTAGCTAGAGGGAGTTTCCCCTGCCTCAATTTGAAGCCCACCGCAATAGAAGTAATCCCCAATGGCTGGGCTGTCGAACGCTACGTTTAGATTGTCATCCAGAGTTCCATCATTGTCGGTCACAAACGACGCCAAAAACCACCCATCACCCAAACTCTCAAGTTTTTCATTGCGTACAGACGCGCCCCCCGAAAGGGTTCCAGCGTCGAAGTCAGCAGTAATTGCAAACCCATCGTTTGCGTCTCTGTGCAGTAATGTTAGTGTTGAGACGTTACCTCTGTTTAGAAGGCACCATCTGACGGTTGTGCCGGAAATCCCCACGCCCACACCACGAAACACTGTTCCACCCTCATCCGTTCCAGTTGATACGACCTCGGCCTTTATCGCATGGGTAACGCGGTTGTCCCCCGCGATGGAGGTGTCTATGTCCGTTTTGGATGTCACGGCCATCGAGTTTTGAACAAGGTTTGTCGCCTGCCCCTCGCACAGAATCCCTAGCGGCTCACCAGTTACCGGGTCGTGATCAAAGCGAGGCTCATCAATTGCAGCCGTTTGCAGCACGCCGTTGGCGTCCCAGTAGGTGGCCGCGCTGTTGCGGGTGAACGTCATAATTTCATCGAAATTAACTGTCTTGTTGAGCATTACGCGCCCCCCAGTGCATAGGATTGATTGATAAAGTCGAGGCGCAATGTGCCCAGGTCACCGTGCAGGGACTGGATCAGTGCCAGTACCCGTTCTTCATAGCCGACCAGCGCGTCCACCGCTTCCTGCAGGGTTGTGCTGTTTGGGTATTCACCCTGCTCTACGCCAGTTCCAGTGTCGTTTTGGTACAGCGTCAGCGTCCCGCTATCGGACACCCAGAAGTATTCACCGTCACTTGTCCCGGCCTCACCGTCCGCTATGCTCGGATAGATCGTTGCGCCGGTGCCGGCCACGCCGCCAAGCTGGCCAAGCAGCCCCTGTAGCTTGCGCATCGCACGGGTGAAGATGGCCGCCGTCTCTACGTCGCCCTGGGCCATTTCAGGAATGCCGTCGCTGGTGAAGTCGCGCTGGATGGCATAGGCGCCGGTCTTGCCCGTGCCGCCGTAGGGCGCGGTCAGCGTGACCTGCGTGTCGCTATCTACGCTCGCCACGTCATAGACCAGGCCCACGCCGGTCATCACGAAGCTATCACCGGGCTGGACATTGGCAAGCCACTGCGTCCCTATCCCGGACACAACGGCGCTGCCGTTCACCACCGTAGCGGTGCCCGTTTTGTATTGAGCCATAAGCTATCTCTCTGCTTTACAGGTGCCCGGAAGGGTCACACTTCTACGAAGGCAAAATCGGTGACGATAATCGCTGCGCTGCCATAACGGTTCGTGCCAGCACAATCCAGCTCAGCGCGTAGCTGTGGGTACTCTTCTATGCCCGTCCCGGGGGAGTAGAGGCTGGGGGCCAGAAAGTCAGAAGCCCGACCGGTGTAGTCAATAGTGAACATTTCATCAAACAGATCGTTATCGGTGACCGTAAGAGAATCGCCAGCAATATCGACGTCTACAAGATAGCGGGCCGGCACCGGAAAGCTGTCGAATGTTGCGGTATAGCGAAAAACGGACACATTGCTGTAAACCGTGCGAGTTTCCACAGTGCCCAAGTAGTCAACAATAACGCTCACTTTGAGTGTAATTGTTCGCTTTCGCTTGCCGCCTGTAGGGGAGTCTGGGCTGTCATACTCCCAAAGCGTGGTCCGCTCGATCTTCACGATTCCGTCAAAGAATTCGATTGTTGCAACGCTGGAGAAAACATCGCCAGGACTGTAACTGCCGTTGGAAATGGAGTTTTGCCCGATGCCCGCCTTCGCTCTGAACCGATTGATCAGAGTCACATCCTTCCCAAGCTCCGCGATTTCTGGCAGATGGTGATTCACCTCGGCGCTGCCTGGCGTGTCAGATAACACCTCCAGCTTGAAGCCTCTGGCAGTCCAGTCAGCTACCGCAGAACCAGTTGCCGGTCGCTTGGCTGCTGGAATATAGGACTGACAAAAGAAGGTGTGAATGAAAAGCTTCTTGCCGTTGAAGGAATCAAGGCCATTGAAGACGGTATCAATACCAATCGATAACTCAGCGCCGTCCTTTTGAAAGTACTGGTCCCCACCATCGCCAAAATAGAAGTCGCCATTATCGTCAATGTAAGCCGTCCAGTCGGCGCCATCGTAGTAGCCCAGATGCGTGGCCGTGAGGTTCAGGCCAGTGCTTGGGGTGTCGCCCAGGCGATCAGGGATATTGGATAGGTTGCTGGACCAGTCAGCACCGGCGGTGGCCGTGTTGACCCACGCGCTGCCATTCCAGCGCTTCATCAGCTTCGTGGTGTCGTTGTACCACAGGTCACCAATGCCTTCGGCAGTCGGGGTGCTGGTGCTGAAGAAGGTGGTGACCTTGCCGTCAGCAGTGGATTGGGCATCGGATGCTGCATTTAACGCCTGACCAATGGCCCCGTCTTGAACGTCGATCCAGGCATCGTCTTCTTCGTCCCAGCGGTAGGGATGATCTCCTGCATCCGTCTTGAACCAGAGATCACCTTCCTCCGCATTCAGCGGCGGGTCATCTTGATAATAGGATGTGATTTTCCCATCTGCCGCCGCCTGGGCATCTGCGGCATCAGCGAGCGCCTGTGATGCGTTTGCATCAGCATCATTCAGCTTGGTCAGCTCGCTGCCGTTAATGTCACCCAGCGAGCCCGGCTTGTCGCTCAGGTTGGCGTAGCCGCTGCCACCGGTGATGGTCACCGCACCAGAAAAAGCCGCACTGCCGTCACTGTAAACAGCAAACAGCGTTGAGCCGTTGTACTGGTAGGTGATCATCCCGGTCTTGCCGTCTGCTGACTTCGGCCCCAGCGTGGCCACCGCGTTGCCCACAAGGCTTTCCACCTGCCCGGCCACGCTGATTTTCTCTGTAGCAGCCAGTGTGCCGGTGACGATCTTGGAGGCCGTGAGCTTGACGATTTTGGTGCCTTCAATGGCGTCATCGTCCAGATTTGCGTCGATGAACGCCTTATCTGCATCAGTCACCGTGGCCCATGGCCCAAGGCCATCCACATCACCGGATGACAAACTGGCCGTGGTAACGCTGAACTCGGTACTCATGGTGCCCTGGCCAAAGGCGTCATAAGTGGCGAACCGCAGGAAGTATTCGGTGCCATCCGCCAGCCCAGCAATGACCACTGGCCCACCATAGGCTTGCGCCACCTGATTGGCCGGGCCGGGAGTGAAGCCTGTGGACTGGCTTAACCATACCCGGGTGTCTTTGTAGTCCAGATCCTCCGGCGCGTCATAGTCGATCTGCAGGGACCGGAAACTGGCGGATACCGTAATAGCATCCGGCAATTCTGGCGCCACGTTCTCCACCGGCAATTTTGCGGCCTGTGCGCTCAGTTGGTTCTGGCGCCCCCGGCAGTACACCCGGCATTCAAACGCACGCCACGCGCCCGCCTGGCCCTGCTCTCGGGCATAGTCTTCGGCATTCTTCTCATAGGTGTAGACGAAAGCCGGATCAACCACCCATTCCGTGCGCACCAGTGAGCCATCCGCCCACACTTCAACCTGGTAATCCTTGAAGTAGAGATCCAGCGAGCCACGGGAGGCGCCCAACTGGCCCTCACTGCCCATTTCCACCCATTCGGTCACACTGGTCTTGCGCCACACGAACTTGGCGTCACGGCCACCAAAAACGGCATCATTGCCCTGCTCGAACAACTCAAGCCCGTGGACGTTGGGCACCTCCACCACATCGTCCACGTCCTCGTCGCCCGGCTCTGCATTTAGCACCTTGGTGGTGGTGATTTCTTGGATCGGGGCATCAGGCACAACATTGCCCGCAAGCGAAACTCCACGGGCGCGGATTTCGTAGGTTTTCCCGTCGCTGGGCACTACAAAGCCCACTTCAGGAGAAGCCGGACCCACCTCAAACCAGCCCGTGTCACCCTTCTCGCGATACTCCACCAACGCGTACTTGTAGCTGCTCACGCCCGGCGGCTCTATCGCCACCTCAATGGTGGACAGATTGGCATTGGCGCTGCGTGGGGTGTTGGTCAGCTCGGCAATAGTGACCGATGCGGGATTTTCGGTTTCTTCAGGGATGTCCGGGGTGACCGCAATGGTGCCGGTAAGTTGATGGACCACATAGGCAGACTGCCAGACGTTCAGGGGTGTGGGCTGCGGGCTATAAAGCGGGGACACAATCTCGTTACTGTAGCCCTGATAGAAGCTGTAGACGCCAGGGAGTGTGGCCCCCATAAAGCCCAGGCCATTGCCTCCACGGGTGCCCTGATAACCTGGAACCTCTGCTTCACCATAAAATGCGTGGAAGGTTGATTCCGTCAGGTCGCCGGGAATGGCCGTGTCGCCATCCATGACGAAGTACAGAGCACCAGGCCCGCCCGGGGCGCCAGTGCCGGGGTAAGCGCGTGACCAGCTGTTGGCCTGATAGTAATTCGGCGGGGTTTCTGCATCGCCACCAGAAAGATCAATCAGGCCATTTTCACCAATGGCAAAGCCTCGGCAAATTATAGCGAGTCCGGCACCGGAGTTGCCTCCATCAGAGCCAGCACCCATTAAAGACAACAACTCACCGGGATGAAGCTGCGGTGACCGGATCTTGCCCAAGGGGCCGCCACCGTGCCCACTGCCGCCCCACAAGTAGCCAGGCAATCCCTTTAGCTGACCGTCTGACACCTCAAGCGCAGTCCGCGCAGCACTAATCACAAGGCCGCCAACAGGTTCCAAATCAACAAAAGAGCCCGGTAAATCGAAGTCAATAATTTGGATATAAGGGTTCGGAGTGTAGGAGCGATAATACCAGCGGTAATCCTCAAAATTATGAGCCTGCTGTATAACCCCCTCAGCTTGAGGCATGGACTCAGCGCGGAGATAGCCGGCCTGCCCCTGGTTGTCAGCATCCCACGCAAAATATCTGGCCTGAGAAGTCGGTTCTATCGTGATTTCATCGACACCAGCACCGCCCGGCTGGCCCTGCCCGCGACCATCCAGCGTGCCGTTATTCTGGAAGTAGCCGGCCACGCGAAGCTGCACGTTTTTGGTGAGCGTGACCGTCACGCCCCCATCAATGGTCAAATCCTCCGGGCACCAGTAAATGGCCGTATCGTCGGAAATAGAGGCGTGGCCATCCAGAGTGATGTCGGCCGTGATGTGGCGCTCGCCGGCACTCTCCACCACGGCGCCAGGGAAGTTGGCCGCGCTGATTTCTGTGCCTTCGCTTTGATACCAGCTGAGCGGTAACGCTGACCCAAACTGGTCCACCGGCAATTCGCTGGCCCGCTGGCTGGAGCCAAACAGATCAACCGTGACCTTGCCGGTCTGCCAGTCCACCTTGACCTGCTGAACCTCGAAGTTACGGTTCAGGGTCACGTCCACCTGATCGGTGCTGTAGTCCTTAATGCCCCCCAGATTCACCCGGACAATATCGCCCACTTCCAGCACGTTATTTTCGGGGGAAATGTCTAGCGACAGGCGAAGCGGAGGGCCAGCGTAACGATCCCGCAGGCTGTCCAGAATGTTCTTGATGGTCGTGTAGGTGTGGCGCTCGGCACTCAGGGCGCGGAATTCAATCTCAAGGGTTTCGGATTGACCGTTGCGCTCGATAGAGCCTGAATCCAGCAGACGGTTTACGCGGGTGTAAGCCTCTTTGCGTTGATTCCAGTTCCAGTAGACCAGAATGTCGTTGATCATCCCGCCCATGTCATGGGTCAGGGTTGCCGGGGACAGCACATGATCTTCATTCAGCTCGCGCACATACCCGCTTTGGGAGGGAATGAGGGTCATGCGGCGCAAGCCAATCTGGCCATCCGAGTAGATAGGCGGGTAACAGCCCATCATGCGGAAAATCTGCTCCTCGATGAACTTCTTCCCGCTCTCCTTCTCTACCCCAGATACCAAGGCAGAAAGCCCGTCATCGAAGCTGTCCAGATCCCACAAGTCCGGCCCAATGTTCAGGTATTCGGACGTGCGGATAAACTCAGCACCAACCCCCATGTGCCAGTGGCTCGGCAGGTATTCGCCGGGGTAGCCGTAAATTGAGCCCGTCAGCAGCGCATAGGCCAGCATCGGCGCCGGCATGTCCAGGTAGACGTATTCTGTGACCTTGGGCGCGTTGTCGCGCTTTTCGTCCGGATCCACCTCAATGGTCAGCGGCGTGGTGCCCAGCACGCCACGGGTCACCTGCTTGAGCGTGTTGGTGCTTTCGTCCACCTCCTCCGCCATTGCGATTTCAAAGGCGTCATTTTCGCCTTCCAGTGTCACCAAGCAGATGCTCTTGCCGCTGGCCAGCGTCCGCCCGGAAGGGCTCACGGGCTGCTTAACCAGCTGCAGACCATTGACGGAATACAGCTCGATCTCTGTGGCGTCAGCCTCAAGCGTTTTACTGAGTGTGGTTTCCTTCAGGACGAAGATGTCATCACGCATCTGCCGCTGAACATCAGCGCACTTGAAGGTGTATTCCAGCTCTTTGTAGGAAGCGCCCTGAATCAGCTGCGTCTGGACCAAGGCGAAAGATGACCACGAGATACCCAGAAAGCCCGCGTAATAACGCACACGCTTACCGCGCAAGCCCTTATCGTCGTTCAGCTTGGCCTGCTGCAGCTCGGTAAGCCCCTCATCCGCAATACGCACGGTCATCGAGCCGATCTTGCTGTTGGCCTTGTCCGGGTCCAGCTTCTGGCTGGTGCTGTCCACGCGGGTCAGCACGCCATCGGTCACATTGGCGCCAGCAAGCCCATCCACCTCATGGCTGGTGAAGTAGTGATAATCACCGTCGCCAAAGTCGAACTCGATAACAAAACGCGGCTCACGCACATCACCATTATTCAGCGTGCCAAAGGCGCTGTTATGCGTTCTCATCGAATACCTTCACTTGCCAAGAGTAGGAGTAGAAGCCAGCGGAGTTAACCAGGCGCTTGCTGGGGTTGCCGCGTAATTTGTAGCTAACCGGAGCTACCGGGCTGCCTGGATCGCCCATTAGGTCCATGGTGAAGGGCTCACCAGCTGCAACGGACATAGCGAACTCACGCAGCTGGGCAAGCAGCGTCACATCATTAATGGCCACCGTGCTGAAGCTGTCCCGCTCCTCGATGCGGTAGAAGGTTGTGAAGTCCTTGCCAGACAGCGTGGTGAGCGTGTTTTCCTCACGATTGAAGCTTGGAGAAACCCCCTCAATGCCCACTTCCAGCTCATAGGGCTGGCCGGCAGTATGCCCAGCAACAAGGCCGCGCTTTGCCGTGTAGATGATTACCGCCATGTTTTCTCCAGGCATAAAAAAACCCGCCGAAGCGGGTTCTTGGATTGGTGCGGGGCGCTAATTATTTTGAAAGTAATCCTCGCAAAAAGGCGCCGCCTGCCTTAAAGATTCGTCTCTCACGAAATCCGATGCGTGATCTTCATCGCCCAGGGGGACAACAGTGATTCCGTTGGGCGACTCATTCACCATGGCAAATGAGCCATCCGAAAAATACAGCTTCTCTTCCACCAATTTGGCCTTGCCTACTGCGTCGCGATGATTCCACGAGTGACAGGTATCCACATAACCATCCGCCGCGATTTTCATCGTCATAACGTATGGCCCGAGCCCACCCGTCCATGTCCCTACCGAATAGTCAGGCGCGGGCTCCGCTGTGGCGTGAACGTACTTATTGGAGTCCATCGGGCCCCAGCCAGGGGCGCATGACGCAAATACAGGGGCAAATAGGACTATCCAGTATTTACTGGTAAACCGAGTCATCAGTCACTTTCAGTTCGTCGTTTTGAAATTTAACCAACAGAGCCCTGAGATCTTTCGCGCCCTCTTGGTCGTAATACTGAGGAAATGGCTCACTGCAACCAAGCGGCGTGCACGACTTTATAACCAGCAAGGGCTTGTCCGCCGATGCGCTGAAGATAGAGAACCGGTTTTTCATCCCAGGCTGACCCCATGCAGAGCCAATCTCTTTGTCCAACATGTCTTGCCGAGAAACGGCCATCTCGGCCCACTCAAGATACTTATCAATCAACCCCGTGTACTCCGAGACCCTGTCACGGGAAAACATGATTTTCCTGAAGTAGCTATCGCCGGGACGGTAGGAGTCCATGTAAACGGTCAGCACATCTTCACCGCCGACCACGCCCTGAATGGCGATCTGCGTATGCCGCTCCGAATACTGATTACTGATGCTGTTGTAATCCATTGCCGGCAAACTCTCGTTAACCGAGACAGCGCCGGGCTTTAGGCCACCGCACGCAGCAAGCAACAAAGCCAGAATGGCTGAAATTATAATTCGCATGATTCCCTCCGTTATTTCGGAATCATACTAACCGGTGCTCAGTTTCCGGCCAACTCCCTCCCTTGGCGGCTGGATCGGTTGATCAGAACGTAGTCGAGGTCGTTAATCCTCTCCCCCAGCTTCCCAACAAGGGTTTCGGTAAGACTTTCTTCATCCAGCCCGGTGACTGGCCCCTGAAAATTGATGGTTACACCGCTTCCTCCGCCGCCGCCATCCAGCTGGACCGGAGCCGGAGCAGCGGGAACGGTCTGCACACCACCGGAGATACCCCCGCCACCACCGCCCCCCGCCGAACCGCCACTGCCGAACTGGGCTGACTTGATAGCCTGGAGGCGCGCACCACCAGCAATGATGGCTGCGGCAGCTGCGGCAGCGCCCAAGGCCGGGCCAACATATGGAATGCCAGCCATAGAGTCGTATGCTTTTTGCGCAGAAGCCGGGATGCTAACGAGGGTCTGGGCAATTGCTGCAGCTTTCCCGATTTCAAACATCTTCCGGTTCTCACTGGACATCATCCCAGTGATTTCGGATAGCCCGGACGCAGCCAGGCTCGCCTGTGCAATCCACCGAGCCCTGTCCATGCCCTCCATGGCGTCGTTAAAGCGCTTATTCTCTTCCTCTACAGCCGCATTCCATCGCGCCTCGTTATCGAACTGCTCCTCTCTGGCACCGTTAAGTATCTCCAGGTTTCTTTCGTGGTGAAGCCTTAACAGCTCCTCTTCCGTCATGTACTGCTCTAGAAGCTGCTCGCCACGGTCAATTTTCTCTTGCCGCTCCGCCTCCATCTCGGCAATGATTTCAGCAGCCGCACGCCGTGATTCGAGATTGGCCTCTATGGCCTCCTTCTCGGCCTCATGTGCATCAATAGTGGCGTATGCCTGCTCAGCTGCCCGGAGCTGGCTCTGCGTGGCACCATCGACAGCAAGCTTGTACAGATCCGCCTGGGTGGCGGTCATGCCCAGGGTTTGGGCTTCAAGGTTCAGGGCGTCGATGCGCTTCTGGATGGCGTCGGTGTTGCCAGAGTTGCTGCCACCGCCAGAGGGCTTATCTTCCGGCTTATCGCCTGACCCGCTTCCACCACCTTCGGCGATCTCGAACAGCCGGGAGAATGTAGCCCGATAGTCCTCTGCTTTTTGCTGGACGGTATCCAGCTCTGCACGCAGCTCAATAAGCCGTTTCTTCCAGTTATCCGCGCTTCGATCTTCTGGGTTTCGCTCAAGGAGTAACTGGTAGCTCTGGATGCTGTTATAGAGACGGATCGCTTCGTCTTGCAGGTCCTCGAAGGGCTGCTCCAGGTCCATCAGCTTCTTCTGGGCCTGCGCTGATGTCAGTCGCTCGAAAGAGCCGGCCAGCTTGTCGATCTCGGAATCCAGATCAACGGCTTTCTCGCTTGCCTCATCAGCACTGGTGGCAAAGTAGCCCAGCGCCAGGACAGCGGTTGTCACCACCCCTACGGGACCACCCAGGAGGCCCATGGCACCAGATGCTGCCCGGGCGGCAACGCTGGCACGGCCTGATGCCGCTGCCGCTGCGTTAGAGGCAGCAGTGTGCGCAGCTTGGGCACTTGAAGCTCTCGCCGTTGCCTTGGTCAGGTTGTCCATGGCGAACGCATGGGCATTGGTGCCGGCCGTGGCCTTGGCATCCGCAAGGGCCCGCTGCTGGATTGTGCGAGCAGCAATCAACTCGGCTTCTGTCCGGCGGGCAATTGCGGCCGTTGCCGTGGCTTCCGCTTTGGCATCCTCGATAGAGGCCAGAACGGAGCGCCCCTTGGCGGCGGCATAGCTGGCCACCGCCGCCGTGGCGCGGCCTGCCACCAGGACCGCCAGCCCTTCGATGACAGCAGACAGCTGCTCTGTGCTCTCTTGAGCCTCACCCAGGGTGTCACCGTACCCAGACCACAAGCGCACCAGGTCGGTAGCCGTCTGTGTGGCTGAGCGCATCAGTCCTGCTTGAGAGTCGCCAATGCCAATCAGGGCAACGTCTACAGCACTGAAGAACGAATCAATATCACCCTGCAGGGTGTCCAACTGGGCCGCCGCAGTCTCTGCAGCTTGCCCTGTCGATTGCAGCCGCGATTCCATGTCGCGCAATGCGCTGGAGCCATTGCTCAGAAGAGCAGCAAGCGCGGGGCCTGCCTCTGCGCCGAACATGGCAACCGCACGGCTAGCCGTTACACCGTTGGCTTCAAGGTCAGCAATAATATCGACAAGGGGCCGGAATTCGCCCGCAGAATTGCGGACAGAGATGCCAAGATCATCAGCCTGATCCGGCAGCTCATTGAGGATGGCCCGCAGGCCGGTACCTGCACGCTCGCCATTACCGAATGCGGTGGTCAGCAAGCCAAGGGTGGCAGTAGTGCCCTCAAGGGACTGCCCCAATGCCGCCGCTGTCGGCCCAGCATTACGCATGGCGACCTGCAAACGATCTACGTTCAGGGCACTGGCGCCAATTGATGCAGTGTAAACATCAACAACGCGGCCGGAATCAGAAGCAGCCAGCTCGAACTGATTCAGGGTGGAGGTTACCAGCTCAGTGGCTCGCCCCAGCTCTGCCTGACCAGCTTCGGCCAAGTTCAAGACGTTATCCAGCGAGGCCATCTGTTCGGTGGCGCTCTGGCCACTGGATGCAAGTGCATAGAGGGCTTCGGTGGTTTGCGCGGGGTTGAATCTGGTAGAAGCAGCGGCTCTTAGCGCGGATTCGCTCAACTGATCAAGCTCTTCTGCCGTGGCGCTCGATACAGCGCCCACGTTTTTCATGCCCTGCTCGAAGCTGGCTGTTCCCTGAAGGATGGAACGGAAAAACTGAGAAGTGGCAACCGTGGCCAGCGCGGCGCCAAGCAGCTTCAAGCCACCGGACATCTGATCAGTGGCGCGAGTTACCTTGCCTTCGGTCTGCTCAGCCTGACGACCCAGGCGATCAAGGTGGCGCTGCCCACCTTCAACTTGGGTGCTATCAACCGCCAGTACCAGTCTTGCCGTTTCGGTCATGCCAGGCCTTCGCTCTGATTTGATCCAGACGACGCAGCACGTCCACTTCCCAGGGGAGGAGGTGGATCTGCTTCAGTGCTGCCCAGTGGTGGATCTCGGTGAAAGTGCAATCGCCCAGCTGACAGAACCACCCCCAGAGGTACTCCATACCTTCCGGGGGGGACTCAATCTTCAGGCTCTTGGGTTTCTTGCCGGTTTGCTTCCAGACCTGTTCCAGTCGCTGGCGCTGACTGGTACCGGTCTTGGCGTCGGGTAAGTCGAGGGCTATTTGCCCTTCCGCCCAGTCGTAGAGTCGCTGGACGGTTTCGTGAAAAAACGGGCATCGTTGGAGGCGTAGCGGTCAATCATGTCCCGCAGTTGGGGCGCATTACGCAACAGATTCTGGACGTTTTCCGGGGTGCACTCCTCATCAAAGGACCAGTCGCCCACCAGAGCCGCAGTGAGAATCACTGTGCGATCTTCTGCTTTCACCTCGCCCTTGCCCGCGATCGCCGCCAGATCGTCCCGATAGGCCTCTGCCTTGGCCTTCTGGAAGTCATCGGACCACTGGGATCGGATCACCAGGAAGTGCTCGGTTTCTTTTCCTTCCGGGGTGCGCAAGGGCACCTTGATGCCCTTGTTTGCCTTATCCCGGGTAAAAAACGCATCCATTCCTACCATTACGCGGCACCTTTCGTGATAACGATTTGGCTCTCTTCGGTTGCGTCATAGAGGGCCATCAGGTCCATGGAGATGGTCACCTCGCCTTCGCCGCTCACGTCCGGCTGGCCGCTGTTGTACTTGATGCGCGGCAGCGTGAATGCGTAGGCGTTGGTGCCATCACTCAGGGTGAATTCCAGGCTTGATTCCGTCTCGTTGAGGAACTTCTCATAGAGGGCTTCGGACTCGAACCAGGCCGTGACTGAGCCAGACAGATTCGACCGGGCAATGCTGATGCACTCAGCCGTATCAGAGCCCACCACAAACAAGGGGCTCAGGCCGTTTTCCAGCGTGAGGGACAGTTCGGTGATGATCGCAATAGCTGAACCACCTTCCTCGATGGTTCCGGAGAAGCTGTCGAACGGGCTGGATGTGGTCCCCGCATCGTAGGTGGCGCCAGCGATAGCGGTCTGGGCAGGGTCATCCATGGAACGACCAACCAACCCGAAGTTGCTGGTGATGATTGCGTTCGGCGATACCGTCAGGTTCCAGGTATTGAACTCGCAGCCCTTGTAGCGCAGGTACTGGCCAATATCCCCAAAGTGGCGCTCGATGGTGAACGGCCGGCGGACAACGCCAGCTTTCAGCTCATCGGTGCCGGCAGTGGGCGCATTTTCTTCCCAGGTGCCACAGAGCACTGCCTCAAGCATGGTGTCGAATGCGCCACCAAAGGACAGCTCGCAGCTGATGTCACCGCCGATTTGCTTGTTGCCATGGCGCATGTCGGCAATCTGCCGGTCTTTGCGCAGCTCCTGAGACTGGATGGTCTCTTTATTCAGAGCCAGCGTGGTGCCGGTCTGGCGAATCGGCGTAAAAACGGGAGTTGCCGGGGTAGTCCCGGCAACGGTTTCGGCCACCAGGGCCATAGAGTGGCGAGAGCCATTAGCAGGGCAGCCCATAGGGAACCTCCAGTCGGGACATACAAAAAGGCCCGCTCAGTGGCGGGCCATGGGGTTTAAGCAGTCGCCCGGCTGACCCAGGCGCTGTAATAAATCGTCATGGTCGTTCGGGACCAGTTCTGTACTTGGCGCGGCTGTTCATAGCCGCAGGAGCGAATCAGGACTTTCAGCGGGTCCCAGACCAGGTATTCCTGAGCAACGAAATCAAGGCTCAGGGTTTCACTCAGTGCCGGGGCATCGAAGCGCTGTCCCGCTTTGTAACGGCGGGCAATCTTGTCAGCCAAGCCAATCGCGGCCTGATCACCTGAATTCAGAGGGTGGTTCAGATCGATCTGCAAGAATCCGTCATGCCGGTCCATACCCTCATCCCCAAGGGTGGAAACACCAGGCTGAGTTGGCACCACGAATAGCCCTGCCCACGGGTCTTTGTCCGGGGAATGTTTTTTATTGGGATAGGCCGTATCCAGACCGAAATCGCCATCAAGCCAGCTGAGGACCAGGGCATTACGGATGTCGAGGAATCTCATATGCGGTTTTTCCTCGCGGCGGAATCTACAACCTGCTGGAACTGTGCCGCTGTGCGGCGGACTGTGCCCTGAGGTTGTTGGTCGCTGTGTCCATACTCAAGCTTTACGGCATATGGGAGGTTGTTGGTCATGAACGTGACCCGGCCACCGCGCAGCGCTTGAATCACTTGAACCCCAGCATCAATAGCAGCCTGCTCCTGCCCTTTCGGGTAATACTGCTCAAGGATGCTGGTCGCGGGAGAGCCTGTGCTGATTGTCCAATTGCCCCTGAAGAGGCCGTCTTGTACTGCCGAGCGCAGGATGATCAGCGTGAAAAGCTGAATCTCGACATCTTGCCGCGTCTTATCCAGGGCCTTTGCAGCACGCTCTGTAATTCGGCTTACATCAGCGGCAAATCCCATCAGGCATCCCTCAGCTGCAAAGTCCAGGTTGCCCCGGCTGGATCCTGCCAGACGTTCATCACCCGCTTGCCGGTGATGTCGTCACCTATCTCCGGCGCGGTGGCCAGCTCGTTCTGGAGCACTGTCAGCTCCTCATCCGTGGCCAGGATGTGCTGATTGTCCACCTGCTCAGTCTTGAAGCCGCCGAATACGCCGCGGCTGTCGAAGGTCTCGGTGGTTTCGGTCTCATCACCAGTGATCGGGTCATAATCGGTACCGGTCACCCGGGTAAGGGTGAAAGCGCGCACTGCATCAGCCAGATCAGTATCGAAGGCTTCTGCGATGTCGCGCTGAACATCCTCACGAATTCCCATTACAGCCTCTTCAGGATCTGAACAGAGCTGCGTTTGGCAACCCAAGGCGCCAGCAGTGAATCAACGAACTTCATGGCTCCGGATTGCGGTACCGCTCCATCCTGGAACTCGGTTTCCGTCTCCACCGTGGAGGCTTTCACCTTCTTGCGCTTAACTGCGGCGGAACTGTCCGCGTAAAGGCTGCCGGCGGCCGATTCCTTGGCCAGCACAGCACCTGCATGCGTCACCGCTTCCGGCTGGGTCTCCCAGCTTTTGAAGCGATAGGTGTTCAGGTCGGCGTTCGCCTGGTACACAGCAGCATCCTTGTCTGCACCATCTTCCCAGCCAGAGCCGAGAATGGTATCGACATCAGAAACAGTGACGTATTCGATCATTGCGCAGGCTCTTTCAGCTTTTTGCGGATGTTCTCGGCCTTCATCGCCGCGTGAGGCTTCTTGCCGAAGCGTTCTTTGTACTCGGCCGCCAGCTGCTCGCGCTCGTCAGGCTGTGCATTTTCGACACTACCGCCTGCACCACCGTCCTGGCTGGCGTTATCGCCACCACCGGATTCGCCCGCAACGCTGCCATCTGCACCGCCGGCCTGCTCAGCTTCCGTGCCGGCTAGGGCTGGTTCAGCGTTTCCGGTGCCAGCTTGATCCTTCTCGCCGCCCGCTTGCTCATGGCCAGCGACGGCTGCTTGCATAACTTCAAGAACAGCTCCAATCAGGGCATCACGCTCTTCTTCAGGCAGCTCATTCCATTCCTGAACTGTCAGCTCGGAATTTTCAAAGGCTGACCGGACAAGATCGCCGAGCGGCACGGTTTGCTCGCCGATCTCATAAGAAGATTCAAAACTATCACTGCCCACAAGGATTTCGGGCTTTTCTTCAGGCACCTGGGGTTCTTCCCGCGCCATTCGGCGTAGGCGATTAAATGAGGCCAGTCCCATGGGTTTATCTCCTGTTCGGTAGAACCGGGTGCCCGAAGGCACCCAGCTGTTCAGGTTTAGCCGTTGGTGATCAGGCCAGCGATACGAACCATTTTGCGGTTGTAAACGCGATCCCAGTTGCCGGCGGCTTCCAGCTCAGCGTTAGTCGGCGCAGCGCCGGCAACAGAGCTGTTGGTGAACTTGATGCCACGGGGATGCAGCAGGAAGTGACGACGGGTGATCAGGTAATCGACACCTGCCAGGGAATCCCGGTCATCCTCTGTCGGAGTCTTCGGGCGGCCCTCGCCGTAACCGATGGCACCGTTACCGAACAAGTAACTGGTGTACTTAAAGCCAGAGGTGCCACCAGCAACCCGCTTGCACGTGTCGTCAACGATCACTCGCTTACCCTGGAAGGTAGCGATCTGGCCCTTCGCTTCGTCATCCGGGATGAACTCGATCAAACCAAGCTTTTTCATCCGGTTGTAGATGACGGAGTGAACACCAACGCCAACAACGGAGTTGATGGCATCGCCGAAGGTCGCTTCTGCATCAATGAAGGCCTCGCCGCTGAACAGGTTGGCCTCTGCTGCGTTGTTGCCATCAGCAATACCAATATCCAGCACCATGTCGCTGCCATCATTCGCCACGTTATCAGCGAAAACGCCCTGCAGAGAGGAGATCATCACGCTCTGCTGCTTGCGGACCCAGTAATTAGCAACCAGGTCAGCGGCACCACGGATCGGGTCGTCACCGGCCAATGAAGCCGCCAGGTCATTCACTGCCCAAGCCTTACCACGCATGTGCAAGACAGCCTTGTCTTGGCCTGCAGTGATTTTTGCCGGATCCAGCGCGTCGCTATCAGAGAGAATTTCATCGTCACCTTCCAGGTCATTCCAGAAAGGCATATTGATGGAGCTGCCGCCAGCTTCAGCCAGGCGGTTCAGCTCTGCATCATTGGAAACGATGCCACCCATCCGCATGCGAGTCAGTTCAACGGTGCGCTGCCACACATACGGGTTAAACACTTCCGGGACAATTACGTCCGCGATCTTTGTATCAGCCATTTCAAATACCTTTTGAGTCGATGGTTTCTAAGGGGTCGGCGCAGCCGTGGTTGCGGTCGGCAGCGCAGCCACCGACCCGATAGGGGTTTTACGCCCCAGCTTCGGCCTTCATTCGTTCAGCCTTGGCTGGATCTTCGCGGAGGATCCGCGCTTGTTCTGTCAGGTTCATGGAATCGGCTTTCCATGGGTTGGACTTACCACCCTGATTGCCGTTATTGCCTCGCAGATCCGCACCACTCGGGCGCGGGAACAGATAGGAGTGAGTTTCGCGAAGGCTTTCAGTGGCCCATTCTTCAAAGGTGAGCGCCCCTTTCTTGCCGGTCACGATTTCACCTTTTTCATCGCGAAGGACTGGCTCGCCTTCTTCGAGCTTCCACTGGGACTTAGCCAGCATCTTGACCACGTCCAGGGACTCGGGAATAACACCAGCTTTAGTGGCGGCAGCCATGGCGCGATTGTCGATCAGTTCTTTGCTGAGCTCGGAATTCAATTTGTCGCGCTCAGTGGTCAACTCATCAATCTGGCTCTGGAGTGCTGCCTCAGATGATTTCCGATCAGCCTCCCAGCGCTCTTTATGCTTCTCCAGCAGCTTTTCCGTGTTGCCTTCGGCAGCCAGGCGGGCCAGTTCATCATTCTCCAACCGGTCCATCATGGCTTTGACATCTTCCGGCGTGCGGTCACCAAAGGCGCCCTTCAGGCTTTCAACAGTGCTTTCCAGTTGCTTACGGCTGGCGCGTTCCGTTTTGAGCTCATCCAGCACCTGCTGCTTGTTGGATTCCAGGCCATTGCGGTCCTTCTTGATCTCGTCAATAACCTTCTGCCGCTCACCTTCATCAACGATGAGGGACTCAAGCATTTTGATAAGTTCGTCCATTACTTACTCCCGGGCGCAGCCCGTTATCTGTTCGCCGGCGCTGCCGGCAGGCATAAAAAAACCCGCCGAAGCGGGTTGGTTGATGACCGGCGCTGCCGGTCTATTTGAGGTTTCCAAGGCGAATCTGCAGCTCCATGGATAGTTGCCAATGGAACGAAGCCAAAAACAGGTTTTGCGCGGTGCCAACCCCGGCCTGTATCAGGACAAAGTTTTGCCACCAGAGAAGGAAATCGGGGTCACATGGCTGAATTTTCATGCCGCCATGCTACCGAACACCTCCTTAAAGGTCTCTGAGTCACGTGCCTCAAGCTCTGCAATGCTGTACTGGCGACCCACCGGATCAACAAACCGGTCAATGGTGTAATCGCCTTTCTTGTACAGCTTGTAGCGGGTATCGCCAAGCCATTCCCGCTGGAAACTGGCTGGCTGCCGAGAAAACCAATCGGGGTACCGGGTCTTTGCGGATACCTGGCCAATCATGTCTTTGCTGCGCCGATCCTTGGGTATCTCCGATACCGGCTTGAAAGCCCGCACATATGGCCTTTCACCCATAATGTCAGCCGCCAAGCTTGGGATCTGAACGGTACGGCAGTTCGGGTGATAAGGCGGCCTTGGATGGGCGGTTCCAACCTTGTGGCGCCGCCCGTCTACGCTCGCACAGTACTTGCTTGTACGCCCATCCAGAGTGGCCACATCAACCACCTCATCCACCCCGGTGGCTTCCCAAGTCTCAGCATAGGCAGTATTGCTGACGTGGTTCACGCCAGTGCGCACCACCCGTTCCGCTGCAATCCGGGTTGTCTGGAATATGCCGTCACGGTACCGAAGGGCCTTTGTTCCGCGCAGCCCACGAACTATCTGGCCATTCGTCTCACCCTGGGCAATGCCCTGCCTGATCCTCGAATAAACCTGCTTTCTGGTCCGCTCAGGGATTTCATCAAGCATTTCCGTGACCAGCTGGCCCATTGCTGGCCGCTCCATGGCTGCGGCGTAAGCCACGCCGGCACCCGGCGCAGCGGCAATCGGATTTTCCAGCACCGATTGAAGCAAGCGGTGGGCATAGCTGGTTTCGTTATCGGCCAAGTCTTTGAGACCGGTCAGCACTTCTTCGTTAAGCTGCTTTCCCAGCTGTTCAGCCCAATCATTGATCACTGATCGAAGGCCCTTGAGCCTGGCTGTGGTGTACTTGCCGGCGGCAAATGCCTTCATCTCCGCTGGCGTTAATTCCTCCAACCTATCCGCCACATCCCTGGCTAGATCACTACCAAGGCGATTCACGATAGCTATGGCTTTATTTGCCTGGCCCGTTGATAGCCGGTGCAGGTAGGCCATATGCCTTGTGATGGCCTCAACCATCCGCTCTTGAGCGATACGGCTGGTTTCTTTCCGGGTGGCCATTACTTGGTGTCGTCTTCAGCCGGCAGGGGATCACCATCCGGGGCGTCACCGGTTTCGCGCAGCGCCTCAAGCTTTTCGTCGGGGAGATCCGTAAGCTGTGCTTTACGCAAAACCTCGAACAGCACTTTGCGGGGCACCTCGCCGGCCATAACCATGTTTGCAACGATCTGCATCATGGCCGAGTCGACTTCCTCACGGCTGAATTTCGGTTCTACGCTGAATTCCACCTGGTCCGGATTCAACCCCTGCCAGGTAGCAATGTATTTAAGTACCTGCTCGATGCCCTCAGCGGCAGTGACGACGACGCTATAGAGGCTGGTGTGCTGATCATCTTGGCGTGCCTTGCGGGCATCGCCGGACTCGACACCCTGGACATCGATCACGCGAGCGCCCGATTCAGCAGCTGAATTTCTCTGTGCCTCCATGGCTTTGCGTGTGGCCTCGATGCCAGCACCCTGGAATTCCAGATAGTCTGCCTTCCCATCTGTTGGAAGCATCCAGGCGGCCATTGGGCCGGTTACCCGCAATTCGGAATCATCATCAAGGCCAGAAACCCAGGGCTGCGGGTGGGCCGTGTAATGCAGGGCGGTATAGTAATCCGCACTGAGCTGGTAATACTTCAGTGCCGCTTTGGCCATGGTCAGTAGCGGGATTTCATCGCAATCAGCACTGTTGTCGGTGGACCCAACGAATACCAGTGGAATGAACTTCAGTGCCTCGCTGGACTCTCCGGCCTGTCGCCCCGGATATTGTTCATCCTGAATTGCCTGGCCCTGACCATCCAGAAGACGGACCCTATACCGGCCCTCATTCAAATCCAGAACTCGGTAGGCGTCTTCGGCGTCATGTGAAAATTCATCAATTTGGCTCTTTGGCCGAGCCTCCTTGAGCACGACCAAAGAAAGATCTCTGCGCCCGCCAACAGCCGTTTCCTTCCAGTTAATGGCTGATTCTGCCGTGTATGCACTGACGTAGGGCTTGCCGTCTCCGTCAAAGTTGGCCACCAGAGGCTTGCGCCCTTTCGTAAGGGTTGCCGATACAGTACGAAGGAAAAGCTGCTTTAGGCTGAACCCGTCAGCCGTCGCCTCGCTCTCAAGGCCCGCCATCGCTGCCGGTAGCTTGATAGTCGGCTCTTGACGACCTACAAGGCCCATCATCGTGCGAAGGCTATCTTTTACCCACAACGGGTACTCGGCACGCTCTTTGTAGCCCGTATAAAGCGATTGAGCCTCAGCTTGCGTCATCTCTGAATCTTCAGTGCGGGCCAGGCACTCAGCTTCAATCTGCCCTGCAGTCTTCGGCAGGCGACCTGTGCCCGCCCGCTTAATCGCCCACTCACCCTGGAGCGATTCTTCCATCAGCGCCCAGTCTTCCGAGTGATTATCATACTCGTCGTGGTGATTGGTTACTGGCATTAAGCGAGTCCTCGGATTCGGCGGGCTTTACCGGCCTTACGTTTGTTCATCACGCGGTAGCGGAGGGAGTCATAATCGTGATCTTCCGCGTCGGTGTTGATGTCATCGGGGTTCTTCTCACTGCGCGGTAGCACCGGCAGATGGGCGATAATCTTTCTGCAGTGGTCCATGAAGTAGAGACCGGGGTCCTCTGGCTGATCTTTGGCGGCCTCTTTGAGTCGCGTCCGCATCAGTTCCAAACCGTTCACCCGGGAGCCAGGGCTTTTATCGGATTCGGTCCACTTCACACCAGACTTGGCCATCTTGGCGGCCACGCTGTCGCTGTCCGATTCGTTCACGTTGCTGATCTGGTTGTCAGCAGGGCCAGGCTTGGGCTTTTTGGCTACCCAGGCCCCCTTCTGAAGCGATTCCTCACGCTCATTGATGCCGGCAGCGATCTCTTTGGCCGACAGCTTCAGGCCCTCGTTTGGCCCCTTGGCGCCATACCATTCATGGCAGACAACGATTGAGCCCCGCGGCGGACAGAACTTGCTGCCATCCGGCAACGTGGCTTCGGTTCCGTCTGCCTCTGCATGCCAGAGCACCGAAAAAGGGTGTGTTGAGCCCCAGTCAAAGGACCGGTCAACATGCCAGCTGGCCGGAACCTTGAATCTGGGCTTAACGTGCCGCGACTCATTCCAGACATCATCGAACGCGCCACCGGAAACAATGTTCCAGTCGCCGTCCTTCATGGCCTTCACAAGGGCCGGGTTACCCAAGCCCTCCAGGCGGTCGATGTAATCCGGATCGTTCTCGAGCAGAGAAGGGTTATCATCCAGCTTCGCCGGGATGTACTGGCGGAGCATGCCGCCTTCTGACTTGCTCACGCGATGGATGGCCAACGGCTTGTCAGCATCCACGAAAGCGGTTTTTACCCAGTTGTGACCAACGCCACCAGGGTTAGAGCCGGAAATTGCCCGGGGAAACAGGCCTTTCATTTCCGGGGGCACGTCCAAAGTGCCGAGCCGGAGCCGACCCCGCAGGTACCGGTAAATCGATTCGGTGAAGTGGGTCAGCTCGTCCATCAGGAGGACGTGTATTTCAGCCCCCTGGTACTTGAATTTGTCTTTCTCGTGCTGGCAGTGGCACAGGAAGATGTGCGATCCATTCCAGAACTTGATGAAGTGCTTCGAGCCGTTGTATTTGGCAAAGCCCGCATCGAACCAAGGCGCCAGCAGCTCGAAGAAGCCACCAGGACCATGGAGGTGGTTCTTTTCCAAGTCATCCGAAAGGCGCCGAAACAGGTAAACCTGCAATCCCGGCACCGAGGCACACCAGATGATGGCCGCCACCCGCATAAGGTGACTTTTACCGCCCCCAGCTGCCCCGCCATACAGAATCTCTGTGGCGAGCGAATCAAACGCCACGCCCTGTCGATCATGGAGTTCCAGATCCAGGGCGCCATCGGGCATTATTTTCTCGTCAGGTTGATAACCGGCGTCAGCCTTCCGTCCGGATTGTTGTGTTCCAGCACGCGCTTGTTGCTATAGGCATCACCGGCTTCTTTGGCGGCCTGCTCCAACAGATCCTTTGCCAGCACCATGTTGCCCATGTTCTCGGCCTTCTCCGCCATCCGCTGAAGGGTCCGCAGTCGAACCGCCTTATGGCTGATGGCAATGCCGCTGGTGTCCTCAAGAAACGCCTCCCGGGTGCTCTCGAAGACCTGCTTGTACTTCTTCGCCAAGTTCCTGCCGGCGTACTTTGTCGGGTCATACCCCTCAACCACCTGCCGCGGCAAAGTGAGCTGATACTCTTCACTGACCGCCTTCGCCACCATCGTTGGCGTGTCAAAGCACGCCAGACGCTGGACAATGAAGAGTTTCTGCTCAGGGTTGAGTCGGGCCATAAATACTTACCAGTCAGGCTTGGTCAGGAAGAAACCGCGCGCAGACAGGTTCCGCACGCTCTTGAGATGTCGGCATTGGCGACCTCCGGCTGAGCGTTACCCGCGGCTACCAACTGAGCCAGATTGCCTTCTGGGTGGCCTACCCCGTAACGACGTACCACACCCACGAATTCCTCTACGTCATGACCCCGGATTGTCCATGTGGGCAGCCCTGTTTCCTGGTTGAACTTCGGGGAGCCGAACTCATCCGTCGCCTGGCCGCAGTGATATAACTCATGCTCCACCAGCGCCGCAAAGCTGCGATCATCCGCAGCCTCAGCGCAGTAATGAGCATCCAGCGTGATCAGGAAGTCAGGCATACAGCCAAACCAGTCGTTGATCTGCTGTTCCTGCCTCACCTTATGCCAACGGTTGCACATGAACCGGGGTATCTCAGCCATGCCAATCACCCTGCGTCCCTTGCTCTCGTTACCGCTACCAGCCCAGAGCACGCCGATAGTGGCATTCTCCAGGTGTGCATGATCCGGGTTATGCAGAGAACCGTTCTCGCTCACGATTTCTCGCTGGATCCAGTCCACCACAGCAGTGTCCGGCACCATCGGCCCGTACTCTGCGAATTCCAGCGCCTCTTGCGGCGGCATCGGCCGTGTGATCTTGGCTTTACTCTTCTTCAAGGTCCCACCAGTCCGCGTTAATCATTCGGCTACTCATCCCCCGCTCCCGGAGCATGTGAATGCCGTAGTCGTGGCAGACCACCTGGCCATTCAGTAAGCCAAAGTTCGTACTCTTGGTGTCCGTTAAGAACGTGGGCAGCTTGGCCGGGAGTTCATCACGGCGCAGAGGCTGGGTACGGCGCTGCAGCAGCATGGAGCCACCACCCGCAATCGCCACTACTGGAGCAAACCAGCGGGCATGCTTGGTGTGCTCTATCACGTTCCAGGTGTTGAATTCTTCGATGTTGTACCAGTGGTGCTTCTCGGTCTCGATCTTCACGACCAGAGTGGGGTCAGGCTCCCAGACATAGACATGCCTGCTCATCCCTTCGCCCAGCTTCTCACCGATGCACAGTTCCCAAAGGTCAGCGGGCACCACACCACCAAAAAACTCATATGGGTCAGACATCAGTCTTCGACAACCTCTGTCTTGGTGCCCTTCTTCAGCCAGTAGTCAACCTTGGCTGGGTTCGGCTCCCTCCCGGTGACCATGCTGATGAAGCACACGCCCTGGATATAGAGCGGCACCCACCAGCGCACGGTCAAACGGAGACGCAGGAACCGGCGCCCCATCAATCCTGCACCTTCACCACAGGGGCCACGTTCATGCCGGCAGCTTCTGCCCGGGCATGCACCGCGCCAGCGATGTTCTCGGCCTGTTTCAGTGTCAGGTCAGTGGCCACCTGATCCGAGCCAGTCTCTTCGCTGTAGTAGGTCACCTGGTAGCGCTCTATGGGTGTGATGCGAACTTCAATCATGCTTGCTCCTCGACCCCCTCAAGGGCCTATGGCTGGGTTTATCGCTGCTGTTCAACCGGTGGGTTCTTTTCGATAATCATTGCGTCAATCTTGGGCACTAGATCCACCGCGATATTCAGGGCCACCAAAATGGTTCCGACTATGCCGAACGCCCACATCGCGCCCTTGAAGAGGCTGGTGATCTTGCCAATGGCCTGCCCCATCTCCTTGAAGCCCTGCACCTGATCATCACGCAGACCGGTAACCTCGCTCTTGAGGTCATCAACCCCCTTCAGGGCTTGTTCCGCGCTTCGTTCGGTGAGTGCCATGCGGTGCGGGAGCCTCTCCTCTTCCAATACGCGCAGGCGATGATCATGCAGGCCTTGACCGCGCTCGAGGCCGTTCACCCGTAGAGGGATACTGTCCATTTCGCTGGGCGCCTCATGTGTCATCCTGGAAACTTCTCCACCACTGCCGAGCCAGGTAGGCCAGCACAAGCCATGAAAATAAAATGATGATCGTTGCCAGGACGGCTGCATGGGCCGTGTCCTGTGCGTATTTACTCAGCCGCGCGGATCGCATCGACCAGTCCGTTATGTGGGATAGCACAACCATGGTATTGCTCAGCCCAGAGCTTCATGGTTTCCAGAATGGTGCCGCCTGTCCCGTCATTCAGGGTTGGGAGAGTCTCGGGGCATCTGATCAGCAGGTTCTGCTGGTAGTGCCTGGGCTGCGGCGTTGAGCAGGCGGACACCAGCGTCAGGCAGGCACACATTGCGATAAACAGGCTTCTGGATCTCACGGATCACTCCTCTGTCGATAACTCGCTGGTTTGCCTGCAGCTGGGACAGCCGCTCTTGAATGTGCTTGGCGATCTGGGATTCACGGGCCATAGCAGCATCAATCGCCGCCTGGGCACCGCGCTCTTCCGCCAAGGCCTTGCTGTCTTCATACCAGCCACGACCAATCCAGCCGCCGCCGGCGATGCCCGCGATCAAGGCGATAACCGCCAGATACGGGCCAATACGGTTGAATAGGGTTAACCAAGTCATTTCTGCTCCCGGCGCCACTGCCAGAACTTGATCAGGGCCGGCGGGATAGCCAGAAATGCCCCGTAAGCCGTGGCAGTGCCGCCGCTGATGTCCGGCGGATTGTCTCCGAACACCCGGTAGGTCACCCAGGCGAACGCTACAGCCCCCTCAATCAGCAGGATCAGCACCACAAGGGCGTTGCTGCTGATGAACTGGTACAGGCGGCTCATTGCTGGAAAATCTCAAAGTGGGGCAAATCGTCAAAGCTGTTGTCTTTGACCTCTGTGTCCCGGTCCCAGTCGCCACCCCATCGCAGGTAAGAGCGAATCTTGCCCTCTTGGCGCAGACGCTCGGCCACCCCCATGACGTAACCGGCGAAATAATGGAACCGCTCACGGTCATGCCAGTTAATGGGATACGGGACAACGTCCACGGCCATGCTGGGGAAGCTGTTGTGCTTGCTGCCCGGATAAGCCAGCTGGGTCTTGCCCTCGGCCAGAAGCCGGTTCTGGGTCGCCTCATTGCGGTGGCCGCAGAGAATGGAGCAATCAAACTCCTTCACCACTTCCCGCATGATGCGCTGCAGGTCATCGTGGCAGGTGTTCAGCCGCTGGTTGCTGCGGTTGCTGAATGCCGGCATGACGACCTCCTAATAAGCTATTGAACGCCGCGATCAAAGGCGGAAAGGTCTTCGTCTGCATGCTCTATATCGTCATGCACCCAGAGCAGGCACGGCTCGCGATCATCACGAAATTCATTTGTGCCAATCGGGGTCAGGATTCTCTGGCAAACAGGACAGTAACGGCTGAATTCAGGCAGTTCGTGCTCAGCCATGCACTGCTCCAGAAAAAGAAAAACCCGCTTTCGCGGGTCGGATTTGGGGGAAGGTTTTACTGTTTGCCTTAGGAGAACAGGTGTCTGCCTTATTTCAGAGGCAGTTTCGTATTGTGGTTAAAACTGTACATTAGCTACGGTCATTTGCACTACGGTCATTTACGCACTTTCTCTTTGCCGTAGCGCCACGATTTCTTTGCATACTTCCGCTGGCTTTCTGATGGCCTCGCGCTCCCAGCGATGCAGCTGGTCCCCGAGGGATTTCCACCATGACTTCCATTGCCGCTTGTACCAGTTGCTCTGATCGATACCAATCATCTGGCACACAAGCTCCACGGACATCGGGCCGCCGCGGCATTCATGCTGAAAGTTGAAAATTGCCACCTCTGCCAGGCGCTTAACCTTCAAGAAAGTCCGATCTTGCTTGATGTCGTCACCATGGCGCTTGATGAAGGCGGCCAGCAAATGCCGGTGCAGCGTCTTCAGGTTCACATCATCCCATTCCGGCGCGTAGCACATGATCAGAATGTCACCCAGGGGGCGCTCTTGCTTCTCTACGGCCGCCATGATCTTACCCGACCATACGCCTCTACCTATGGCGTAGTTATGCGCCGACTGTGGATCACCACCAGAGCCATTTGGCTGCATCTTGTGGATACCGTAGGCCTCATGGATCATCTTCTTCGTATCAGCCATCAATCCTCTCCCTTCCGAACCAGAATCACGTAAACGAAAAGCAAGGGGCCAATCAGCCAGAAAATTGACTTGGGAATATCCTTCACAAAGTCACCTTTTTTGGCATCGATAACTTGGGCCGCCAATACCAACGACATACGCACCGACTCACCCAGCATCAGCCACAAGATCACGCACAAGGCCGTTAATCCCAGCATCACGAACACTCCTCTGCCGCCTGCACCAGGCGCTTTATGGTCTCGATGGCATGCCCCTGACGAACCATTGCCGGGGAGCACCGGTAGATGTTCCAGCCCATACGCATGGCTGCGTCATACTTGCGCAGGTCTTCTTCCATGCCTTTGGATGTTTGGTGGCGCCCTAAAGCCATTTTCCCGTTGCTGGTTTTCCCGTATCGGGTAATACCCTCTACTTCCACGGCTAGGCCAAGCCCAGGGTGAGCGAAGTCAAACCGCCAATCCCTCAAACCTGCATCAGCCAGACGCTTACGAAGGCCCTTGCCTGGCCCTCCTACAGCCATAGCGCCAAAGCGGTATTCACGATCCCAGCCGCTCAGCTTCTCGGCCATAAGGTGCAGGGCCAGCGTTTCCTCTGCTGCACTCAACGGTAAGCACCCCCGGATTTCTTATGACCCCTCATCTTTGGGCACCCCTCATCGGACAACATGTCCGGGCATATCAGCCAAATATTGCTTGGCTCTACCGTATCCCAGCCCCAGCCTGGCGGAAGCGGATCTACTGTGTCCGGGCGGGCGCCACAGCGAGCACACCGAGCCTCCATTAGCGTAATCAGCGGCCTATAGCTCATGCTCCATCCTCCTTTGCTTTTCCCTTCCCTGCGCTATCATCGTCTGTAGCCCTCGATAGCTGCGACAACCTCAGGCGGGCACGGATATTCCCCATGCTGGCGCCGGTAATGCGCCACCAAGCGTCCGAAGATGGCTTTCTCGATCTCTTTACGGGTTTTCCCCAGGCCTTGGCCTGCGAATACCGACAGGTCTCCGTGGATTCCTTGTGTGCCTTGGTGAGCCTCATAGCTCAAAGGCACGACCCACCACTGGCCTATTTCCACCTTGTTGTGCTTGGCGGTACTTCCGGCGCAGTGATGGATGCAGGCCGGTCCGAGGCCGATATAGCAGCCTTGGCTTGCCAGCCAGGCATGCCAGCGTTTTTGGGCTGCGGTTGGCGCTTTGCTGCTGTTCATTGGCTGCCCTTCTTGAGTCTGGCTTGTTCGCGAATGGCTTCATCACCGGAAATTCTTTTTCCCCCTGTGCCGTCTTCAGCCCAGTACTGGATATAAGCCAAGCGCGCTTTGCCGTGCCCACAACAAGCATTCATAACCGGTGCAGGAAGAGTTCCGAGACAGCCGTCATGGCCTTCCTGGGTGGGCCCCTTGAGGCAGTGGACACATATGCCGCGCTGCCCGCTGCCGGCGTCCTCTGGCCCGTAGTGGCTGGAGGCGTCTCTCACCGCACCACCTCCGCATGCACCTGCACAGAGGCCTTCCGCCCCTCCCAGTCGATGCCGACCCGATCCCAGATGTATTCGGGCATCTTGTTCAGCATGAAGGGGCGCTTGTTGCGGAACGTGTACTCATCCCGGATCGCTTCGCCCTGCTCATTGGGCTCACCTTCCACGGTCACCGTCATGGACCATTTACGGGGATGCTGGGCCACTGAAAGCACATTGCCGCGGGCCTTCAGCGCCAGGGTCCCCACCCGGGCGAATCGGAATAAATCAAAATCAACTGATGGACGACTCATGACACCTGCTCTCCCATGATTTCCACCAACGCCTGGATGTTCTCCAGATCCAGCGTCGGCCAGTAGTGCTCCACCACGTGCTGGCAGAACCCCGTAAACACATTTTCAAATTCGTCCTGGTCCATTTCGTCGTAGGCCAGGCTGCGCGGGTAATACATGACCACCTTGTCGCCGGTAGACATCACCCGGATTGATACCGCCTCACACCCAATTTGGGCTTCTGCCTGCAATCGCTTCAGCACGTCATGGGCAGTCATGCCGCGGAAGTCATCGATGTTCTGCGCCACCAGCTCCCCGAAGAGGTGGACCATCTTGTGGTACCAGTACTCGCGCATTCGGCGGACCTGCACGGTTACCATGTCCCCGACCTTCAGGCCCTTTTCCCGCAGCCGTTTCTGGCAAAATCCGTCCGCCGGCAAAAGCACACCGGTTCTATCCAGCACCCCCACCCTCATGGGCAGGGTTTCTTTCATGCGCGACTTACGAACAGCCACCGTCACTGAAAAAGCCCCAGCTGCTGCTCTTTGATCGGGATCCGGACCAGCTTTGCTTTCTTGCCCGAACCGTTGTTTTCGATCTTCCGCTGCAGCTCAGTTAGCAGGCCGTCTTTCACCAGCTTGTTCACCCGGCCGCAGACAGCGCCGTACTCAAGACCGGTACCCTCGTGTATTTCACGGCGCGTACAGGCCTTGTTCTGGGTGGATAACCACTGAACGATCTGGTCACACTGGGTCAGCTCTTTCCCGCCCTGGACGTGATCGTGATATGTGCTAACGCTCGTTTGTGCGACTGACATCACCACCCCCTGACCATTGCTTTGATGTCCGGCAGGTGCTCGCTGGCGGCCTGTTCTCGCTCAGCCTGCACCTGCTTCGATGTCTTGCTTGGAAGGCGCCCCAATGGCGGCTCGCTCAAATTGCTGGCCTGCTGCAGAGCGCGATCGTATTCACGCTCAAAGATCTTGCGCATGTACTGGCCCCGCTCTGCCAGGTCCGTCTGCCCGGTCCAAACGGCAGCCCAGTACACGCAGCGATGACTCCAGGGAAGCCACTCACTGTGCGGGGAGCGGTTGCTGGCCTCTTTCCAAGCCGACTCCAGATCTGGTGCGCCCACCGTCGCCGGGTCCATCTTGCACAGGGCCAGAAACGCACCGGGGTTATCCGGTGGCCAGGATTCCTTCCTCACTGCCTCCAAACCGATACGCAGCATCACGGGCGTCACGCTCGCGTCACGAAATGCGAGCAACCACTGCCGTTTGCTCTCACGCAGGTCGTCACCCGTTTTCCAGATCGTTGGAAACCGCCGTGGCCAGGTTCTGCGGAACACCCGAAAGATTTCATCGACAACCGTGGTGAGCTCATCAGTTGACGCCCTCTGCCCAGCTTCTGTCGTCGGTGTCTTCGATTGCGGATTCGACCGAGTCCCGGTCATGGCCGTTTTTGCTAGATCGTGAGCCTGCTGCATGGGTATTCCTCCGTCGCGACTGAAGGGCCTGAATCAGCTTGTGTTCCCACTGCGACTGGGTGAGCTGATCGGATCGGGTTAGCCAGTAGGATTTGAATTCGCCCAGGGATTCCTGAGTCAGGTCACCGGCAGGGATGCCGGCCATGGTCATTCGGGCAGCGATACCGTCCGAGGGGGTCCAATCGGGGGCCATGGAAATTTTTTCACGCCCGTCCGGTGTAGAAGATGTTTTACTTCTACTCTTCTCTTCTCTTCTCCCCGTGACGTTTTGTGACGTTCGTGACGCAGCGGAATCCTGTTCTTTATCGGCGCCATTACGCTTCTTTCTCTCCCGATATTCACGGGCTCTCTGTGCGTCTGTCTTTGGCTTTTTGCGTTCTGAATCTGGCGTATTGAATTCACTGAAGTTGTTGAATGTTAAGCCGTTTTCATCATCTTCTGAGACCCAGCCAACCGCTTCCATTGCAACACCGAATCCAGGAATGCCCGCTATGTCATCAAGGTCCATGATGGTCATGAAATCGACCGCCTCACTCGACTTGATCACGGCATTGACCGCGCCCCACACTTCAAGCAAACCGCACACCGTCACGCGAGTTACGTTCTCAAACGTGACGACTTCCGTGACGGCGTCACGACATGTCATCTGCTGGGGATCGGTCCACCAGTTCATGAATTCACGGTCAAACGAAAGCTGACGAGCCATAGCGATCACCCGGGGGTGACGCCGTAAGTTCGTCCGCATCTTGATCCAGTCACCAGCCATCAGTGATGCCGCTCCCGGTGTTCGCAAATGGCTTCACAGACCACGCAGGCCAAAATAGGCACGAGCCAGGCCACGAGAAAGCCAGCATCGAAGCTCATGCAGCCCCCCGCTTGTCCTCTGCCATAGCCCTGAGAGCCGCAGCCACCTGCTTGCTGCTGGAGCTGTCGTCATCGAACGCCATGGCCGCAGCTTCAAGCTGTTCGGCGGTCATACCCAGGTGCTTGCCCGTGGCCAAACTGAAGCGCAGATGATCGGTCTGTTCGTCGTGCTGCTGATCCAGACTGAGCACATCCACCAGTTCTGCCGCCGCACTCTTCCCGCGAGGGAAAATCATCACCTTGGCAGCCGACTGAAACGGCTCAGGAAGGCAGTCGATGAAAGTGAAGCCCACGGACATGGGCAGGGAGGTATGGCCGCTCAGCATGGCGCCAAGACGCTTGGCGGCTTTGCGGGGGTCATCGATTGGCAGATGTGGCGCCCTGCTGTGACCCTGAAGCTTCTCAGCCAGATCTCCGGCTACTCGGGCTTGCATGCCATTACGGTGGCGTCCCAGCATGCGCCAGATTTCCTCCAGCTTTTCTTCCTGCGAGCCCTGGTCTCGGACCAGCTGGGGCACCTGCCCCAAGATTTTGTTCAGTTCGTCCATTACCTTGGTCCCCATGGATAACTTGATTGCACAAACTTCAATTCTTCAAATGCGGGCCATCGTGGAGTGCTGGCCCCAGAGGCGCCTTAACCGGGAGTTGTGCCTGCTGCGTTTACAACACGGCACTGCCCGGCTTCAGGCGGCTGTTTCATCCCAAGGAAAGTCTGGGCAAAGATCCTGTCGAGTGAATTTGCCCCCAGTAGCCTTTTCCGCTCTTACAGCGGCCGAAGGCTTTGGCTTAAACAATTCCCGACACCATCCAGATACTGTTGACTGATCAACCTTTACGGCTTGCGCAGTGGCCTCCTGGGTGCCGAAATGCTTAACGAGGCGCTTATAGATGTTGTCGTCCATAGTCGGTCCTGAATATGAGATTTCTCATAGGGTATTACATGAGAACTCTCATTTGCAAGAGTATGAGCCACCTCATATAAGATCGGGTATGAATATTCAGATGCGAATGGTGGCCGCTCGCGAGCATGCAGGGCTGACCCAGAAAGAGCTTGCCGAAAAGGTGTATCGGATTTCCGGCCGCAAGTTGGACCAGGCGGTTATCTCGAACCTTGAGCGTGGCAAGGCTGCGAGCTCTAAACGTCTACCCGATATAGCGAAAGCCTGCGGAGTCAGGACAGACTGGTTGACGCTTGGGGAGGGCGAAATGGTTCCCACCACAGCGGTGCGGGAAAATTCAGCTGACTACGACGTATCCCCCGGCCCCAGCATCGTCCAAGGCCAGATCCCCATTATCAGCTACGTGCGCGCGGGTGATTTCTGCGAGGCCGAAGACCCATTCGAGCCGGGGGATGCAGATGAATGGTTGCCCTTCCGTCCGCCAGGCGCCGGGCCGCGAACCTATGCCTTGAAGGTAGAGGGTGAGAGCAATGACCCACGAATAAGGAACGGAGAGGTGGTGATCGTGGACCCGGATAAAGCACCTGATCCGGGTAAATACGTGGTGGCCAAGCGCCATAGCGACAGCAAAGTCACACTCAAGCAGCTATCTCTGGCCGAAGGTGAGTATTTCTTGAAGCCAGGCAATCGAGACTGGCCAGAGCCCATCATCAAGGTGGACGGGGATTGGTCTATTTGTGGCGTGGTAATCGGCAAGTACGACCCTATGTGAGGAAATAGTTAGTCACCATTGACGCACCAAGGAAGGGATCGATATTGGAACAGCTATTAATAGGGACATTGCTTCCGGGCGCAGTTCCCATTCAGAATAAAAATATAAATCCTGTTTGGCGTGGGAACGTCCAACTAGATGGTATTCGTAGACAGATGTACGTTAAATCTGTAGTCCCGCGAACATTGGCGGTTGAGGTCATTTGCTCAATTATTGGAAGAATGATCGGCCTCCCTATCCCACGACCAGCCATAGTAAGAGTAACCAGCGAATCACTAAATAGCGTTACATCTGACCAAGTTTTCTTTGGATCTGAATCAATAGACAATCCAGATTTAAAAAAGTGGCTTAGTAAAGACGAGGTTGCCACTATGAAAAGGCTTCATAATTGGTCGAAATTGCTTGACGCTGGCTGCTTTGATGAGTGGATCGCCAATGCTGACCGGCATGGTGGAAACATATTGTATGGTGGCGGCAGCAACTTCTCTCTGATTGACCATAGTGAGGCTTTGCCCACAGGGCTTCCCGTATCAAAGCCCGCACCAGCAAATATCGTTCTTTCCGTAGCAGCAGAAAATAAGACAGCTAAACAGCTGCAAGATCTATATGGAAAGGCAAAAACATGCTCGTACCCTTTTGCAGGCACGGCAATACAGACCGAGGTCCAGAACATCTTAAAGGCTGTTTGTGATCATACTACCGTCGAAGACCTCATAGATTTCCTTCATCAAAGGGTGCATAGTCTGCTGATTCTTATTTCGCAACGAATAGGCTACAAACAAGACCACTTGGCCCTAGACAAATGATTACTTTCCCAGATCTCCCAAAGTATTCAGCCAAAGCCACACATATTCTATGGGAGCCGGTCATGGGCTCCGGAGAACGCATCACAGCAGCTGTTGCCTTGGTTGATAAGAGCAGTAATGCAAGGGTAATAAATTTATTAAACCCGGAAGTACTTTCTGTTCTATATAGGTCACAAGGAAGCAATGCCGATAGCCTGATTAGTCTTGTTTCCCAAAGTCTCAAAGATTTTCTAAAGGATTCATATGACATTTCACTCTGGTCTCCACCAGTCTCGGGCTTTTTTGCAGAGCCCTTGAGAGAGTTTGTTGGACAGAGTGCAGAAGATGTCATTGATCAGGTGGCAGGCCTACACTCAAGCCTTTACAAAGCGAAACCCCCTCAAGCTCATCCGCGTGTGGCATCACGGTCAGATCACGAGATACAAGTTAAAGTAAGAAATGCCGCAAAACATAGAATAGGCCTAAGGGCAGACGATATTTTTACGCCAAATGGAATTGTTGAAGTTAGAGATAGTGGACGTATTCATCACCTCAACATACCAGTCAAAACCACAGAAAAAGTAGGCAGTATTATTTCTGCCTGGTTTAGCACACCCCAGACTATTGAGAAGCACTTTCTTAAAGCCCAGAGCGACTTGGATGTAGCTTCAGAACGTGGAAGGTTTGGACGGGGAATGTTTATATCTCTGCCCTCACAAGATACAGAGATGAAAAGTCGAATAGGCATTGAAAATCAGATTGATGAAATTCACTGGCGCCTTGATCGTATTGGATGCTTTCTGGAGGTTCGTGACACCCCAGAAGCTCTTGCAGATGAAATTATCAACTGGGCTTCACATTCCTAATTAAAGCCCGCTTCGGCGGCCTTTTCTGTGTATGGACCCTCTAGGCTAGGTTAAATAGGCACAAAAAAGCCCGCATATAGCGGGCTTTTCTTTGCTTTAGAGTTATGCGCAGTTTGCGACTTCAGAGGCCTGGTGGTTCTCTGGGACCGTTTTATTTTTTGCCTCAAGCTCAGAATGCGCCTCGCGGAGAATGCGCTTTTTCTCAGCTTCAACAAACCGACGCAGAACCTGCTTCATCAGGGGCTGGTATCCCACCCCGTGAAAGTCGGCAACCAATTTTAGCTCTTCAAGAAGATCTGGCTGCATGCGAATAGAAATAGTCTTCAGCCCAACGGCCTTGGCCACTTGCTCTACACTAAGGTCCGCTTTTTTGGCGCTAGCTTCGTCCAAGCCGAGAGATCCTTCTTCCCATGCTTCCGCAGTGCCTTCAATGGTCCTTTTACGTGCGCTCATGCCTTGCACCCCTTTCCATTTCATAATAGATAATCAGCTTGCCAGTTTGCGATACAGGTTTTGACGCTCTGGCGTTGCATCAAAAGCCGTTTTCAAAACAACTTGCCCATCAATAAACATAAAGGCCACGAATAAGTGCCGACCTTTATCTGTTTGCTCGACAAACCAATATGTTGGGGGGTTAGTCTTATGCGACTCTCTGGTGTCCTCTAGATAGCCAAGAGTTACGTTTGCCAAGCACTCTGCCACCTCAAAGCACTCAACATTGTGCTTTACCAGCAGCTTTCTTTTTATGCTTTCGTCTATGTGAAGGTCTATCCCTGTCCCCACAACGCTGAACTCCTAGTCTCTGTATATACGACTTTACCCCATAAGTGACGCGCACTGTATATACGGGAGGCCAATTTTGCAAGATTAGACGACAAAGTTACACATTCCGCCGCCAGGCGGGCCTGCCGCCTGTTGATTCGAGCCTTCGCTATGCCTGGGATGGCCAGTATTGTTCTAGAACAACCCTCCCCTACCAGGCACACCCTCCGCACAGAGTTCGCTAGCGAACTTTATCCAGAACACAGATATTCCGGGCCCGTCGGCTTCGACTCAGATATTTGAGCTTTGTTCCGCTCCTCCCCAACCGGTCATTTTGGGCCTACTTTATATTTCTAATATTTTTTATGAGTTATCTCATTGACACCACTTATGAGATTTCTCATACTGGCCTCACGTTACTCAAACAACACGACAACAACAGCGCGGATCCAAGGAGACAGACATGAACGAACTTATGACCATTGAGCGCCTGACAGGCACTGCCGTGCTGGAAGCAAGCGCGTTGTGCAATCCGAATGTAGACCGCCGCGCTGCCGAAAAAATAGAAGGTGAATGGCGTGGTCGGTGGCTGCTGGCTCTCCACCTCTGCGGACACGGCCACCCCGTCACCCTGATCTGCTACCGAGGGCAGACGCTTATTACCGCAGCCATCAACAACCTATTTGGTCTTCCTACCCCGATGCCTGCGGATTTAATGATCTATCCCCAGGAGGCTGCATGAAAGAGACGGCCCCTTTCGCCAAGCGCATGGAGCGCCAGCGTATTCAGGAGCAGACAGAGGCCTTCCTGGCTGCCGGCGGCTCCATTCGCAAGTTCGGCGTAACCAGCAGCGTCACCGGCAAAAGCAGCTTCACCTCTATCAACAAGCGCAAGAAAGCAGCTGAAGGAGCAGACGCATGAGCCTGGTCACCCGAGTCCCAGATAACGCCGTTGGCCGACAACTGCTGGCAGATGCCCATGAAGCACGCGAGCGAAACATTCAGGAAGCAGCCCGCCGGGCGCGCCACCCGAATCGCTTCCACCGCTTCTGGAAACAGTTAACAGAACGACAGCGCTGATCTGTTGTTTCACGGGGCTTCCCGCCCCTTTTTCTTCAGGAGGTAGTCATGAGCGACATGATTATTCGCAGCTCACAATCAGGTCTGGCCATTAACAATGGCCCTTCTGTCCTGGGTGAGAATGCCGCCCGCATCCCTGTGGGCGGCAAGATCCGCTCTGGCATCAAGGTGCTCACCGGCGCTGCCAAGCAGCACCAGAATGCCCAAAGCATCTATGACGCGGGTGTTGCTGTTGGTTCCCCGTGGGACCGCATTGAGCAGGCACTGGTGCAGCAGTGCGGCTTCACCAAGTCACCGCTGATGCCCAAGAACGTCCCGTACTTCACCGTTCGCCGCTCTGATTTCAAGGTTCCCGATGTAGCAGATCGCATCATGGAGCTTTATGGCGAAGAGGTAGACGGAGAGCTTCGCTTGACCCGCTTCCCGGTGATCTTCGCCACGGATAGCTGGCAGGCCAACATGCCTCACGCGCTGAAGTCTTACACCCGCAGCCAGCTGCAGTTCTGGTCTGATTATGACGCCGAAGGAAACCGTCACTGCTACACCAAGCAAGGTGTTCAGGTTGGCGGCCAGGGCCAGAACCGACGAGCTCACCGCCCCTTTGGCGGCCGGCCAGTAATCCCCCGGAAAGACAACGGTGGTATTTGCGATCCGGACAACTGCCCGGAATACCAAAACCGTAAGTGCACCCTGAGCGGCTCCCTGCTGTTCTTCATTCCTGGGGTACCTGGCTCATCGGCTATCGAACTGCCGACCACCAGCTTTTACTCCCTGCAGCAGGCCCGCCAGAAGATGGAAATGGTTTCCTATCTGCGCGGCGGACGCATCAGCGGCACTCATGAGGGTATGCCGATCTTCTACCTGACCAAGGCGGAAGAAGAGGTCTCCATGATCGATCCGAAAACCGGGGAGCCGCGCCGGGTTAAACAGTTCCTGGTAACCCTCGAGGCCGACATCGACATGTTGCAGGTGTTCAAAGCTGCCGAGCAGCGCCAGCTGACCGCTGGTGAAGCCGGCGGCAATGCAGCGGCAGCCCTCACCCTGAACAAAGACCTTCCTGAAGACGATCTGCCCGGCGGCGAAGAGCAAGAACCGGAATTCGATGACCTGCCGCCGGCAGAAACGAATGAGCGAGAGCAGATCGCCCAGCTTCGCCAGGACGTGGCCGACAAGCTGGAGCTGACCGAAATAGCCCCGGCCGCCTTCTCTGAATGGATGGTGAAGCGCACAGGAAACAAGGACTGGGGCAAGACCCTTGCCGACATCACTGATGCCAACGAAGCCCTGGCCGAAGGGCTGGAAACCGGCATCACCGAATGGAAAGAACAACAGGGTCTCGACACCCCGTTTTAATAAGGAGATACGCCATGCATGCCATCAAAGTGGCTCACGCCAGTGACATCCATTATTGCCAAAAACATTTGTCCTGGGTGGATAAGGCCATGACCACCTTCGTGGAAGGTGCGATTGAAAGCGGGGCTGACTGCGCCATTCTCAGCGGTGATAGCTTCGACCATCAGGTTCACACTCATGAACCTGCCGTTCATGCCTTCCTGCGTCAGGTTCGCCATTTGGCTGACCATATGCCGGTACTGGTATTGCAGGGCACCTTCAGCCACGACCGTCCCGGCAGCTTGGATGTGCTGCGTACCCTGGGCGGCAAGCACCCCGTTTATGTGGCTGACCGTATCTGCCAGGTGATGCTGGTCGGCGGCACCTGGGTTGATTCCCGGGAATACCGTTTTGAATGCCCCCTTCAGGGCGCTCTTAGCGACAAACCGAAACTCCTTGTTTCGTGTCTGCCCAGCATTAACAAGGGCCAGTTCAAGGCCGTTGTTCAAGATGGCGACACGCCGGCGGAGCTTATCGAAAAGGTATGCCTGGGTTGGGCAGATACCAACCTGAAGGCTCGCTCAGAAGGTATTCCCACGGTGCTCACCACCCACGGCACCGTGAACGGGTCCGTCACCGAGTCCCGCTATGCCATGGTCAGCCCGGATCATGAATTCACCCCGGGCGCCCTTTTCTCTGCCCAGGCATCAGCCGTCATGGTCGGCCATATCCATGCTCACAACGCATGGGATCACGAAGGCCGACGGATCGCCTACCCGGGCAGCCTGACCCGCCTAATTCATGGCCACCACGATGACACCGGCTGGCTGGAGTGGACTGTTGCCGCTGATGCCAGTGACTTCGCGTTCAACAAAACCCCTGCTCGCAACCTGATCGACATCACCTTTGATGGCCCTCCAGACATGGCCAAGTTGAGTGAATTCGCCGCCAGCGGCGAGTGCGACGGGGCCTATGTGCGCGTGCGCTGGTCCATTGATGAAGAGCACCGAAACAGCGTGGATCCAGCCGCAATGCGCGAAGCCCTGCACATGGCATGCGAGGTCAAGCTGGAAGGCCGCATTAACCCTGTCCAGCGCACCCGCGCCGAAGGCCTGACCCGCAAGGAAAGCCTGAGCGACAAGCTGGCCATGTGGGGCGAAGTTACCGAAACCGGTACCGACGAACTGCTGGGCCGCCTGGAAGACCTCCAGATTCATACCTCTGATGACCTGATCACCAAATACGCCGGGGAGACTGCCGATGCGACCGCTTAAACTGAACCTGAAAGGCTTCAAAGGCATTCAGGCAGGCATGAGCCTGTACGAATTCGAGCTGGATCTGGAGAAGGAAGCCGGTGACGCGCAGCTGGTGGCGATTGTGGCGCCGAATGGCCGCGGCAAAACCACCGTTCTGGATAACCTCCAACCCTTCCGCCTGATGCCCTCCAAGCTGGGCACCAGCACCAGTTATAGCCCGGATGCCTTCAGCTTCTTCGATCACCTGGTTGGCCCTGGTGATGCAGCAAAGGAATTGATCTGGGAGCACCAGGGCAACCGGTACCGGTCCCTGCTCGAGTGGAAGTTGCGCGAGAAGACCCAGAGTACTGCCGCATACCTGCAGGTAATGAACGATGCCGGCGACTGGGAACCGGTGACCCTGCCAGACGGCACCAGCTCCGATGGCAAGGCCAAGACCTATGACCGCTGTGTTGAAGGTGTGCTGGGCTCCCCCCGCCTCTACTTCACTGCGGCATTCAGTGCCCAGGGCCGCAGCCAGCTTTCCAGCTACTCCCATGGCGACATCAAATCCCTGATGTCCGAGGTGCTACAGCTCAACACCATTCAGGAGCTGGGCGACAAGGCCGGCGAAGTGGTGAAGGGGCTCAAGGCCAAACTGAAAGACAATCGGGACATCTTGGCCAGCCTGGATGAGAAGCAGACCTATGCCAACGAACTGAAGGGCCGTATCGCCACGCTGGAGGCCGAAGCCGAGCAGCTGGCCAAGGATGCGGACACTCATCGCGACGATGCCAAGCGCGAAGCGATGGCCGTGGCAGAAATGGAGAAGGAACAGCAGGACGCCGAAGCCCTGCGGATCCGCCGGCAGGATGTCATGGGGCGCATCGACGCTGCCAAAGCAGACTATGAGGCCCTGATGCAGTCCATCCGCCAAGATGAAGCGGAGCTGGACAACCAGGAGCAGCGAACCCTTTCCCAGCATGATCAGGAAAAGGCCCGTCATCGCCAAAGCATTGAGCGCCTGAATCAACAGATCGCCCAAGCAGACCAAGTACTGAACCAGCGTGAAACCATCCAGCAGGCTGAGACTGCCATCCCCAATCTGCGGCTGAATCTGGCTGACGCCGAGATGTATGTGGATTCCGCTCGCCTCAAGGCCAGCGACGCTACCAGCGCCCGCAACGAGCTGCACCAGGTGGATCGCACACTGGGTGAGCTGATCTCTGCCGGAGAGCGCGCGCGCCGGCACAAAACCGAGCTGGAAACCCGTTGTGCGCTGACTGATGAGGTTCCTTGCCAGGGCACTGACATGCAGGGCCGCTGCAAGCTGCTCAGCGAAGCACTGGAGGCCAAGGGCCGTCTGCCTGAAGCCGAGCAGGAGCTGGAGGGCAAAGGCGAAGAATACCGACAGCTGAAGGCCAAGCGTGATGAATTGGCCGCGAAAGTCGACGGTCTGGCCAGTGCCGAGAAAGAGCTCTCTGACACTCAGGCCGATCTGGCTCAGGCCCGCTCAGAGCTGGAGCAAGCCGAGCGCCTGGCTGCCCGTGTCGGCGAGCTGGAACAGGCAGACCAGAACAAATCCCGGGCCCAGGAAGATCTGGAACAGGCTCAATCACTGCTGGAAGCCAAGGAAACCGAAACACAGGCCGCCCATGCCGAGTTTGCGACCCGCCGAAACACCCTGAATGACCGCAAGCAGGCAGCTCTTGATAAGCATGATGCTACCCAGAAGGCACTGGATGAAGAGCTGGCCCGAATCCCGGTACCGGGCGATCAATCCGCGCTGGAAGCTGCCCGCGCCCGCTTGAAAGCCAATGAGAATTACGAACAGCAAGCACGGGAAAAGCTGGATTCTGCCCGTGGCAGCATCGCCCACAGCCAGGGCCAGCTGGCCGCCATGCAGGAAGAACTTGGCAAGGGTGATGACCTCAAAGCCAACAGTCAGCATCTGGAAGCCGAGATTGCCCACTGGCTGAGCCTGCAAACCGCGCTGGGCCGTGACGGGATTCTGGCGCTGTCCATCGATGACGCCGGCCCCACCCTCTCCTCTCTGACCAATGATCTGCTGATGTCCTGCTACGGGCCGCGCTTCTCTGTCCGGATCGACACCCAGGCGGAAGTGAAAAGCACCGGAGCCCAGAAGGAAACCTTCGACATCGTGGTTCTGGATGCCGACACCGATGAATCCAAATCGGTCCGGGAAATGTCCGGCGGTGAGCGCATCTGGATCAATGAAGCCCTGACCCGGGCGATAGCTCTGTACCAGGCTCAGCAGTCAGGACAGGTCTACCACACCCTCTTCAGCGACGAATCAGACGGGGCGCTGGATCCCCAGAAGAAAGAGCAGTTCGTCCGCATGAAGCGCCGGGTGCTGGAGCTGGGCGGGTATGACCGTGAGTTCTTTATCTCCCACTCCCCGGATGTGTGGCCCCTGGCAGATGCGGTGATTCATCTGGGGGACGACATTGCTGAAGCGCCTGCTGAACAAAGCCGAGAGGTGGCGTGATGAAGCCCCTTGTCCCCCTGCTGGTCCTAGCCCCCTGCCTCGCAATGGCTGAGCCAACGCTCTACCTCCAGGGCGGGCTGGGCTACCAGATCGGCATGACAGAACGCTGGACCTACGAAGGCGAGCGACGCAAGAGCGTCCACAAGATGGACCTGCCCGACACCGTTGGCTCTTTCGTCGCCGGCGTGGAGTACCGCGGCTTTCTGATCGAAGCCCAGCACGTCAGCTCAATCGAAACCGGTAAAGACCACGGATTCAACGTGGTCACCGCCGGGTACCGCTGGGAATTCAGCTTCTAAAAGGGCGCAATCGGAGGCAGTGGTGATGTGTGCAATAAGACGTGAGTGGCAACCAGAGGAAGACCGGCTAATAGAAGAATACTACCCGGATCTGCCGGCGAAGGATGTGGCCGCCATGCTCGACCGATCAACCTCTTCGGTCTACAGCCGCGCCAATTTCCTTGGCGTGAAGAAATCCGAGGAGTTCAAAAACAGCGCCGCTTCAGGCCGGACTGGCCATGACAACAGAGGTGCTAATAGCCGATTCCGGAAAGATGCTGAGCCCTGGAACAAGGGACAGCATTTCTCCGCCGGCGGACGGTCAACCCAGACCCAGTTCAAGAAGGGTGAGCGGCCACACACCTGGGTACCCATTGGTACTGAGACCATTCACAAAGGTGGCTATCTGAAGCGGAAAGTCCGTGATGACGCCCCGAAAGGAATGAGCCGGCTCAACTGGGAATTCGTTCATGTGCTTCTCTGGGAAGAGCATCGCGGCCCTGTTCCTGACGGTCATGTGGTGATCTTCAAAAACGGCAACAACAAAGACATCCGCATTGAAAACCTCGAGCTAGTAAGCCGCGGGAAGCTGATGAAGAAGAACACCATCCACCGGTACCCGACCGAAGTGAAACAGGCGATCAGAACTGTCGGGAAGCTGAAGAGAGTCATTCAGGAGAAATCAGATGAAAAACAGCATGGATGATCTGCGAAACCACCTTTTCGAGACCATTGAGGGGCTCAAGGACAAGGAAGACCCCATGGATCTGGAGCGAGCCAAAGCCATCTGTAATGTGAGTCAGCAGCTGGTGGAGACTGCCAAGGTGGAGGTGAAGTTTCTGGAGGTGGCCGGCATGCACGAAGGTTCCCAGTTCTTGGAAAACAAGAAACCTGAGCTGCCTGGATACCAGGGAGGCAGTAAGCGATGAACCGAGCACAGCGTCGCGCAGCCAACAAAGCCAATCAGAAACGGTTGCCCAGCCGAATGCAGCCCGTGGGCCGTGAACAGTGGCCCAGCGATTCGGACCCCAGCCGTATAGCGGTATTTGTCAGCCAAGAATTTATGGCCCAGGTGTTCGCTGAAAGGCCCGGATCACGGGTTTCCGTGAATAGAGTGCAAATCGGGGGCTCTGGATGGAAGGCGGAGATTTCCTGGGACGAGCTCCAACAGGTTAAGCGCGAAATCGGTATGGGAGACGCATGGGCAGTGGAGATTTTCCCGCCTGATTCTCAGGTAGTGAACGTAGCCAACATGCGTCATCTATGGGTTTACGGCCTGGATGAGGCCCCCGGTTTTGGATGGACAAAAAAGGGAGAAGACCTGTGAGCCAGAAAAAACCGACTGAAACTTGGGACACCCCCCGCACCCGGGCCGAGCTTGCGTCTAAATTCCCGCCTCCGGCATGGGCCATGTTCTACGAAGTGCCTGACGCCACCGGCGCTAGGCAGCGTCGCTGGGCCGATGCCGTGGCCATGGGGCTGTGGCCATCGAAGGGCCTGGATCTGCACGGTTTTGAGATCAAGATCAGCCGGAGCGACTGGTTGCACGAGCTGAAAAAGCCGGAAAAGGCCGAGGCCATCCAACAATATTGCGATTACTGGTGGCTCGTGGCCGGCAATCCTGATGTCGTGAAACTGGAGGAGCTGCCCAGCACCTGGGGCCTGATCGAGCGCAGCGGCAAGAAGCTGAGGATCGTTCGCCAGCCTGAGAAGCTGAACGCCAGGGCGGTCTCCAGGGACTTCCTCGCTGCTCTGCTGCGTCGTGCCCACGAGCAGGACGAAAAGGCCAGGCGTGAAGAGGTCATGGCTGAAGTGTCGAAAGAGCTGGATTCACAAGTCGGTCAAGCAGTTGCCCGCTACCAGCGTGAGGCAGAGTACGCCAAGGACCAGCTCGACATGGTCCGGGCTCGGGTAGAGGAATTCGAGGCAGCTACCGGTGTTCCCCTGGGCCAGCCAATGCTTTCTCGCTTCCGTCGTGGAAGCGACAGCCTGGAGCACATCGGCAAAGCCATCAACGCACTGATCTCTCTCGAGAAGGACCCGTTGGCCGATGTACATACCCAGCTGCATTTCCTGATTCGTCGGGTTGAACCGATCTTGGAGCAGGCCCGCCAGCACCACGAAACCCTTTCAACGATTCTCGTTCCAGAGGAAGGCTGTAAGCACCAACCTGGGGGTGATTCGTGAGCCAAATCCCCATGTTCCCGGCTGACAAAGCGAACTTCATACCCAGGAACCCCAAGGCTCCCCGGTACCAGCTTTGTGATAGCCGCTATGAGCATGGGAAAGGCTGCAATGGATGCCCGATTCATCACCTCTGCACCAGCAGGCACCCATGGGGCCATGAGGGGCTGAAGGAATGGCAAAAGCAATGCGATGAAACCGCACTGAAACACTTGGAGGAATCATGACGGATTTGTACATGGCCCGCGTTTTCATCGAGCAGGCCAGGGCGCGTCGCGGCAACCCGTTCCAGCGGAGCTTTCGCGCCACCCTGCTGAACTGGGCCGCTGATCGCCGCAGAAACCATATTGCCGACACCAGCAAAAAGGTCGGTCAGATGGACCTGTTTGGGGGTGCTGCATGAAATCGGTCACCGGCCCCCAGATCGGCATGCCCAAGGCCTGCGTCAGCTGCACCCGGTACCAGCACCGCGGCTATGACCAGGATGAGCATTGCCCGTTCCAGAAACGGTCCGCCCTGTATGACCAGCCGACGAAGACCCCATATGGCCGCTGCCAGCAGCACGGCATAGAGGTTTTCGCCACCCAGATCTGCAGTAACTACGACCAGGAGCCGCATGCGGTTGCCCTACCCGTAGAAAACCGCCCCTACCCGCGCATCCCGATCCAGCAGGACCTGATGCCCGCACCCAACAACCAATAACGGAGTTTGATATGTGGATTAAGAACCTGATCGTTTTCCTGGCTGATGAGCCGATTTCCTTCTCTGTTGCTGAGCTGGAAGAAAAGCTGGACCAGCACCGTTGCCAACCCTGCGGTAGCCAGTCCCTGCGTACAGAGGGGTTTGTTCCCCCTCTGAAGGGGCAGGATGCCATGGCCTATGAGGTGGACGGCTTCATTGTGCTGACCCACCAGGAAACCACTCGCCTGCTGCCTGGCCCGGTCATCAAAGAAATGCTCGATGAGCGTGTTGAGCAGATCCAGCAAGAGGAGGCCCGGAAGGTTGGCCGCAAGGAAAAGGCCGATCTGAAAGAACAAGTTGTGTTCGAGCTGATGCCCCGGGCATTCACTCAGTCGCGCCGTATTAACCTGTTCATCGACAAAGAACGTCAGCGCCTGCTGATTGACACTGCATCTGCCACCCGAGCAGAAGAGGTGGTTGCCTCGCTGCGCAAAGCCCTTGGCTCCCTACCTGTGGCCTATCCGGCGCCCACTTCAGCACCCCACACCAGCTTCAGTAACTGGCTTCGTGACACCGCCCTGATCCCGGACGGCTTCACCCTGGGTGATCGCGGAGACCTGAAGGGCACCAAAGACGAAGGTGCCGCCGTGAAGTTCACCGGTGTTGACCTGGTTCAGGAAGAGAACCTTGCCTATCTGGAAACCGGCATGGTGGCCACTCGCATCAACCTTTGCTGGCAGGACAGCCTTGAACTGGATGTGAACGACAAGCTGGAGATCAAGCGGATCAAGGCGCTGGACCTGCTGCAAGAGAACATCGATGCGCTGGACGCTGATGATGTCGTGGCAGAACTACAGGCTCGGATCAGCCTACAGGGTAAAGCCCTGCGTGATGCTCTGGACCATCTTTATGGGTATTTCGAAGCCAGCGCAGATTGAGGAGACAGCGATGAATTGTGATTGCCTAGAAACAGTAATGGATCGCGTGAAAGGCCACGTTCTTGAGCGCCTGCCGAAGCATGACTCTGAATCTTTGCAGATCAACTGGGAGAACCGAAGTCTCCGCCTTGATACCGGTAAATTTCACGTGCCGCTTGGGATCAGTATTCAGTACCGGCGCCTCAAAAATGACGATGAGCCTTGCCGCAATGTAACGAAGGAAAGCACCAGCATTGCTATGTCCTTCTGCCCGTTTTGCGGGAAGAGCACCAAGGCCGAGGAGGGGAAATAGCCTGTGAACGTAAGCAACCACCCTCTCCACTGGCCTGCTGGCTGGGCCAGAACCACCAGCAGCGACCAGAAGGACGCCAATTTCAAGCACCAGGGCCGCCGGCTGACTATCGCTGACGGCATCACCCGGGTGCTCGACGCCCTGCGCAAAATGGGCGTCCCGTCCTGGAACGTGATCATCAGCACCAATATGGCAGTCCGCGGCGATGGCCTGCCCTACTCTGGCCGTCGCCCTCCTGAGGACACTGGTGCGGCCGTGTACTGGCGTCCGGATCAGAATTCCGAGGCTTACCAGTGCATCGCCATCGACCAATACACCCGCCTGGGTGACAACCTGGCCGCCATTGCCGGGACGCTGGATTGCCTGAGAGCCATTGAGCGCTGGGGTGGAGCCAGAATCCTGCAGCGGGCCACCGCTGGTTTCAAGGAGCTCCCCAGCTCCGCCAGCACCAATGCCAGCGCCTGGTGGGCTGTTCTCGGTGTAGCCCAGGGCGCGGACTTCGACACGGTACGCGCTGCCTACCAGCAAAAGCGCAAGAGCACGCACCCGGACCATGGCGGCACCACCGAACAGTTCAAAGCCGTGCAGCAGGCATGGCGCCAGTTTCAGGAGCAATACGATGAGTGATTCAGTGAGAGAGGCGTTTGATTCCATTGAAAGCGAAGTTGCCCAAGGCGCCATGACGGCGGCGCAGGTCTTCACCCAGATGAAGCAGTTGGTGCAAACCGCCCTTAGCGCCAATGGTGGGGAGGGAAGCCGCAAGCTGTCTGTGCTTGCCGCCCAGTTGCATGAATCCGCTCGATGCCTCGGCGTTGCGCAGGCGAAAGAGGATGCAGACGCCAAGGAGTACTGGGGTCAAATATCCGAGGCCAAACTCGAAGCAATCAGCACCCACCCCGCCCCGCCATCTGTTGCGGTGCCGGAGGGGTGGAAGTCAAAAGTGCTGGAGCTGTGTTCGGCAGTCGAGAACGACGAAGACCTACCGCCAGTCAAGTACGCCCTTAAATGTGGTCGCCTGATTAACGAAGTTAAAGACATACTAACCGCCGCCCCATCCCCCGACCATTCCGGTGACGCCAACAAAGTGGCTGAGCCATTCCAGACCCGTGTGAATGGCTGGATGCAGGAATGCTTCGGGCCGGAAATCTCTGCCGACAAAGTAGAACGAAACCACCGTTTCTTGGAAGAGGCGCTGGAGCTGGTGCAGTCCCTTGGCTGCACGCAGGCAGAGGCCCACAAGCTGGTGGACTACGTTTACGGCCGTGCCGTGGGCGATCCGCCCCAGGAGGTCGGCGGAGTCATGGTCACCCTGGCAGCCCTGTGCCTGGCCAGCGGTATGGATATGGACGCCGCAGCCGAAACCGAACTGGCACGCATCCTTCAGCCGGAAGTGGTCACCAAGATCAGGGAAAAGCAGAAGCTCAAGCCGGCGTTCTCTCCCCTGCCAGGCTCATACCCGGAGCGTAAGCCGATTAGCGTTGACCGCAATAGCCGAGGGGGAAAATGATTATGGCGACATTACTCTTATATTGGCCCGCCTCCCTTTTCTTTGAGCTTTTCATCAATCTGCTCTCTCGATGGGAATGGCGCCTCCAGATCACATTCCAAGGCATCGCTGTAAATCTCTATGGGCGTTATAACTTCTTCGGAAAACTCAATCAAGAATTGATAGGCCAAATGTTCGCGTGGACTAGCGTCAAGGCCCTTTTTACTAATGGCTTCAAGCCTCCCTATAAGCTGCTGCGTGTTAAGAGCTATTTGAATGGCCCCAGCCAACTGAGCAGAAACTCTCGGGTGCACCTTGCCGCCTTCAGAAAGGCTATTCATAGAATGAATAATCAAGTCGATATGCTTACTTGTTGCCGCCATCAGCGCAGAATCATATTCAGCAACACCAGAATCTTTCCCTATAGATCTGATTTGCGCAATAAGCTTGGCCATTTGGATTATGCATCCCTCGACTCCCTCCTTGCGAAGCTTCAACAATCTGGTTTCTTCAGCCTTACTTGCAGCACTGATAGCTCGCTTGGCCATAATTGCGCTGACGTATATTGCCAGTGCAGAAAGGACTGCCTGGGCCCACGCGGCCCAAACACTGGCTTCCAAGCACAGGCTATCCCAACTACCTATGTACCAGCACTGACTCATAGCGACTCTCAATTTCAGCAAAGCTGGCAGTTATACCAGAACTAGATAGGAGATTCTTGATGAGCATTTTCTGGGCCTTTGGTATGGCCATTCTGGATCCGGCTGGCGGGCGTTATTGGGAGGATTCAGAGTGAGACATGGACACGATGTTTTCCAAGCTTTTAAGTTTGACCTGCAGCGCCTCGTTGACGGCCTTTTCTATATCCGCCAATCCGAGGTAAAGCCTTGCTGTGCTCAGATTTTTAAGTGCATTGCCTCTTTCCAAGATGGAAACATAAGCCACATCGGCCCCAGTGACCGGGCGGAAAGTGGCCAGGTAGTCATTGATGGCGAGAATCAGCAGTTTTGCCTGTCTGCTAACCTCCAAAACAGAATCAATCATGTCCTGATCAGACAGCTCAGAGAGCGGTATTGCAGAACAAGATCGATCATCAATCTCAAGATCGGTCCGAATCCGTCGGAGCTGGGCTGTTTCTCGCTTTTCATCATGCAGCCATTGATCCAAGAGCTTGCCGGTTCTCTCGAGTCTGCCCGCAGCCGCCTGCATCACCCTGAGAACGCCTATCGCGTGCTCGAGGCGGTTCTGTTCCTCCTTTCTTTGCTGGCGAAGGCGCTCTTCCTCCTGTTTGCCCTCTTGGTACTTGCGTTCTTCTCTAGGGCCGTTAAGCGCCAACCAGGCGATCACCAAGGAAACCCCAACCTGAGCCCATATGACACCACTCGTGTTCAACCAGTAGCCCCAGCAGCTGAGGTCTGCACCACACCAATCCATACCAATTCCTTCTGTCCCGATGCGGGAAGAATCAACCAGGTCGGCCAAGCAAGTCAAAAGGACGTTAAGTTAGATCAGATCCACCAGCAAATCCCGAGCGGTCTGAATGCCATTGAATCTGGCCTCCTCGAGCAGGCGATAGCCGGCCTCTTTCTCGTATTCCGAAATCTGAACGCCTCCCGCCTTGTTATAGATCGTCACCGTTACCTTCCAGGGGGAGTGGTCATCTTCGCGGCTGGATCGGATATGAACCGTGTAGCCACCCAAGACAGTTACATGGTCATCGTTAAGGTTGTCGATTTCGCGCATCTGAAGAACCCCATCCGTTTTTCCCAAGGAATCTTTGCCGACATCCGGCAACAAGACAAGGAGCGCGTATGAAGCCCCTATTCATCCCCCTGAAGGCCGAGCACTACGACGCCTTTGACGATGGCAGCAAAGGCACCGAATACCGGCTTTACGGCCCGCGCTGGAACGAGAAGAACTGCTATCCAGGACGCCTGGCAACCCTTTCCCGTGGATATGGCAAGAAACACCGACTGAGTGGCGTTGTGCGGGACTTTCAGCGCCTGCCGGTCCGCATGTTGCCCATGGATGTCAGGCGCGACGTAGCGGAAATATACGGCCCTGGTGAACACGACATAGCAGCAATCGGAATTGATCCGTTTCCCGGCCCAGACCCCGCCCACGGCTATGTGCCCGTATGCACCCCGGGCAAGGAGGCTGATTGTGGAGACGCCTGAGACGATTTACCTGATCCCTGATAGCGAGCATGGCCACCTCTGGTGCGACGATCCCGCGCCCGGTTTGGGGATGGACCCGGAAGATGCCATCGAGTACCGGCGGGCGGATGTAGTTGACGCCACCCTGGCCAAGCAAGCAAAAGCCGCTCGGAACGGTATGGATGCGGCCAGATCCGCCAGCACCCAAGAAATGAAGGAAGCGCAGCGGTTACGCGATGAGAGCAAACCAGAGCTTCTGGAATCAGAGCGCCAAGCCAATGCCCAGCTAACTGCTCAGGTCGAGTACCTTGAGCAGCTGGCCAGTGACCGGCTGGAGCATCTAACCGCCATTACTGACCGCGCCTTGGCGCTTGAGAAGGCAATGGAGCCGACCATTTCTATTCTGGACAGGGTTCATAAAGAAAGCGGCACATCGTTTTCTGATGCCATGCATGCCAGATCATGGGCCGATCACCTTCGCGCTCTTCTCAAGGAGGCCGATCATGGTTGATGCACAGAAGCGGTGGCAATGCGAAGAATGCGGTTCCATTTTCCTGGATGAAGTCGATGCAGAGGAATGCTGCATTGATGACCTCGAGGACGCCGAAAGCCATGAGGGTGACGAGATATACACGGAATCCTGCCCTGTTTGCTTTCGAGAATATCGGGCCAGCGATAACCCGAAGATCGGCCATGACATGAACGTCTACGCCATTAGGGTTGCCGGTCACTGCCAGACCTGCACCCCCCATTACAGCTATGAGGAGCAGCAGGCCATCGAGAAGATGGCATGGGACGAATCCGGTATTCCGATGAGGCTGAACGCATGAGTGACCTGATACTTTCCATCATCATCGCCAGCATCTGGGCCTTCTGCCTTGGCCATTGCCGGGGTTATTTAAAAGCCCGCAAGGAGTACGAAAAGGCCAATACCCACACCCTGCAGGGAGGCCAGATGAAGGTCGTGTTAACCCGCGATCTGGTGCACAAGCTGATCGAGGATGAAGGAATGATTGCCATGCCGAAAGGCATGGACAAGATTATCAAACGAAAGGGGCGCATCGATGAGCATTAAGATCACCCTCCCCCTACCCCCTGAGCTGCAACCACAGACCACCGCTGAACAGAATCAGCTGATGGATGACATGATTGGATGGGGCCGATCGCATGCAGATGAAGCCCACCAGCAGGCCAGAAGCCAGGCCCGTGCAGAGTGCCTTGCCTGCCAGTTCTGGACTGTTAGCAACACCGTTGTGCGTCGGGCAACCGGTGAAGCGCCCCCAGAATCTGAAAACGACTTTGAACAGATGGTAGTGGAGAAATTCCGCCGACAGTGGGTGGCCGTGTATTTCGTTGAGACCGCCAGCACCCGACAGCACACCGCCGCTCTGGATGAGGGCGAGGCCGTCCGCCGTGGCGGGAAATTGGATTGAGAGAAACGATATGAGCTTGCGATTAAGCAGAGAGCAGGTCAAAGAGCTGACAGGCAGGTCGTGGAAGGCGAAACAGCTTGATGCCCTCCGGGCCATGGGTATTCCTCACGCAATGGATGATGAGGGATGGCCGGTAGTATTCCCACAGGCGCTGGCCAAGCTGGCTGGCGAAGAGCCCGATGAGAAAAAGGGCACCATTGATCCGGAATTTCTGAAGAACCTCTATGGCTAACGGACTACCAAAGCGATGGGCGTTCAAATTCGGGGCCTACTACTACCGGCCCCACCCATCAGAAAAGCACATGTTTGATGGACAGAGCTGGTACCGGCTGGGTGACACCTACCCGAAGGCGCTACGCAAATTCGCCTCGATCAAGGAAATCGAGGCGGGAGAAGTGCTCGCTTCCGCCGTTGATCGCTACACGGTGGAGGTTCTGCCCACCCTGAAGCCACAAACCCAGGCATCGTATAGCGCCGCTCTGAAGCGCATCCGGCAGGGATTGGGGCACAACAAGGTGGTGATGATTAAGCCGCAGCTGGTGTATCAGTACATGGACAGCGTATCCAGGGCCAGAAGCATGAATCTCGCCAATACCGATTTGAAGGTACTGAACCAGGTGCTGCGCCACTGTGTTCGCTGGGGAGTGATTGAACAGAACCAGATCACCGGTGAAGTGAAGTATTTCGGCAAGCGGGACGGGCTCAAAAAAGAGCGTGATCGCTATGTTCAGGACTGGGAGCTTGCTGCATGGCTATCGGTGGCCAAACCACAGCAAGTGGCCTTTGCTGCCCTGGTGCTGCTCATAGGTGCCCGGAAGGCAGACACCTTGCGGATCATGGAGGCACACATTGCCAAAGATGCGCTTTATGTTCAGGACAGCAAGACAGGTAAGGATGCCCACTTTGAAATGACCGAAGCGCTCAGGGCAGCCCTTGAGCAGGCCCGAGCAGCCAAGCCCAAGCCATCGCTTTACCTGTTCCCGAATAGCAATGGCGGTTGCTATGTGGGCGCCAATGGTCGCTGTGAATCCTTTGACCGGGAATGGCGAAAATCGATAAAGAGGGCCATTAAAGAAACCGATCTGGAGGTCTCTTTCACCCGGCATGACCTTCGCGCCAAGGCAGGCAGCGATGCAGAGAATGAGGCCCGAGCCCAGGAGTTGCTGCGACACACAGACCCGGCAATGACACGGAAACACTACCGCCGTAAAAAGCAGATGATCAGGCCGGCAAAATGATAATTTGTGAGATGAAACGGGATTTGTGAGATGGGGAGCCGCTGAGGGCCTTTAAATTCGGGGGCTGTGGCGAGGTGCTACGTTCTACCATTGAACTACACCCGCCTTTTGAAACGGCAATATAGTCAAAACCCATCGACTTAGCCAGTGTTGGAGCGAAATCGTCAAGGTTTCGACAAGTGGCTGTTTAAAACAGTTCATCGCGGATTAGAGTGAATAACTGGCTTCTAGCCGTTTGATTAGCTTATGGCGAATATCCTGCATTTTGCCGGACGCTCAACGCCGGATGCCTGACGTCAAACCCCATAGCCTGAGTGTTTGTCACTATTGCGGTACCTCTTTTGAGGGGTATTTTGAGGAATAGTCAGGGCCATTATTCAGGAAATAATCGGGTAATGCGTTTTGCGAAGAGCGCATAGGAGCCAAGATTTTCAGGTTTTGAATGCAAGCGTCCGTCGTCGGGCATCCGGCGTTCTGCTGCAGCCAGGGTTAGATAATGAGACAAATCCTGAAATCGGCTCATCACTCAATCCCACGATGAACCTTTAAAAGCGAGTCACCGGGCGGACAAAGCAGTTGCCAGCATCCGTTTCAGTGCGTATAGAAGAGGAAACAAGCGTCAGCCAAAGAAGGATACCAACCATGCCAGTGGCATTTATCAGTGGGGGCCGGGGGTTTCTCGGCGGGCATATCATTGACCAGCTTCTCGACAAACAATGGGATGTCGTTGCCCTGGTACGCCCCAACAGTGATGCCAGCACCTTACATGCCAAGAAGGGCGTATCTGTCGTCCAGGCACCACTGGACAATGCCACCGAACTTGCCCTGGTCATGCCCGCTGCCCCGGATGCGGTTTTTCACGTGGCAGGTAACACCAGCCTGTGGCGCCGGGG